TAACCAACCTTGGACCAGGGAAGATTTAACTGGTAACTCATCTTTTATTCAGACAGATAGTGTTACCATATTTGTTATTTCTAACTCTCAGACTGACAATACTTTCCACATATACAAATCTTCTGACAATGGTGTCACTTTTACCACAGTAAAATCCTATCAGTTTGCTTTACCCAATCCTGAATTTGACCCTGTATCTTATTATGATGGAACCAATATCTACATTATTGGAATGCAACCTAATTTAATTAATAATGCTCTATCTGATTTAGTTGCGTTTGAATTTAATCCTTCTACCTACATTCTATCTACCCCAGTTCCTCTTGTTATAGGTAGTAGAACCCGTTCTGCTTATGACATTACCCAGCTAGCTGATTCCTCTTTTGTTATTATAGTGGCAGCAGTAGATCCGATTAATCCTAAAATTGATGGCAATGCTATTTTAGAATTGCATTTAAATTCTTCTTTTAATGCAGTGTTACATGTCCTTACATTGGATCAATCCCCATCGCTTTCTGGTAATATGTTTGGCGCTGTAAGTTTAAGCACACTTAATGGTGTAACCGAACTGCTTTATACTAGTCATCAAAAAGAAGTAGTGCCAAATAAGACCCTGCATTATATCTACTCTACAACAAGGGACAACTCACTTGGAGTGTGGGGGACTCCAGTTCCGGTGTACAATTACATTGGAGATTTGATTGATGATAAATTAACCGTAGTCGGCTACCATGCCTCTTCTACTATAAAAATGTTTACTCATCTCTATTACAATCGAGTAGGATTTACTCTCCAGTCTGTTCTGGTCTTAGGTTATTATAACGGAACGGTTTGGACTATTAAAACTCTCACTGATGAAAATATAGCAGAGCCAACTCTATGTCTAGATACCGCTTTTAACTGGAGATTGGCTTACATAAGAAAAATAAATGTAACTGATTCTTATGGAAGTATGCATGTATTTGATTTAAATCCAGCAACTTTTATTTTAACAGATCGTCCTGGCCACTTCAATCTTCTTTCTGTGACATGGATAAGAGGGACAAAGTATCAAGTAGGTACAGACTCTAAATGGATGGTGATAGTAGAAGATTGGACCTCTACTCCTGGCTCATTTAATCCTTATTTCGTTTCTGAAAAGAACGTTCCCCCTAACGGAGCCATAGCCCCAGCTACTGCTACAATTCAAAGAAATACACCTACCATATTTGACGCTTCTGGGTCTTTTGACCAAGATTATGATACTCTGGCTTTTTCTTGGAATATTACTAATCTAAACCCTTCTATTAGTCCAAATCACATTACTATTCTTTCAACAGGTAGTGCTAGTCCCATAGCCCTAGTTACTGTGGATAAAGCAATAGGCCCTCTGGCCAGGACTTTCCAAGTGCAAGTATCTGTCCAAGATTTGAATACTTTTTCTTCACCAATTAATCCCCCATCTGTAGTTTCAGCTTTGGTCTCTCTTCCATTTAAAGCGGCTCCAGTAGTAACATGGCCTTCTGATCTATCTGGTAACCCTTTACCGGTACCCGGTACAAGAAATGAGACCCTTTTGTTAATCCCCACTATCATTGACTCGATTGGTGATTTAACCTATTCTTGGACTCAAATAAAGGGCACTCCCGTAGAGGTTATAGGCTATTCTAACGGACCTATTTTAGAGGTGGGTCTATTCGGCACTAAAGTTTTGGGGGAGACTCTTGAATTTCAACTAATTGTTAATGATGGGGTTAATTCTCCTGTAGTATCCGTTATTAGCGTGACAGTCCCTTCGGTTGTTCTTACTTACTTGGACGTAAATAGGACTTCTAGAATGTTCTGGGTCAACAATACCGGCGCTAAGATGACTATTGCTAACAGAAATAGCTCAGAAGTCTGGACCTCATCCTACCCTAGTTACTCATCTGATTTTTTCAGACTCAGAACTTCTCTTACCAGTTCAGGCTCCGATAGACAAACCGCCATATCTACTAGTTCCATTCTAGTTACAGGTCAGAATGAAATGTACTACAGAAAGAGACTGCTACCTAACGCATCTCCTAATATCCTTGATGGCTGGCAAACTGAAAATGATTATACTCTAGTTTTGGATAACACTGGGTTACTCAGTCGTTATGAGCAAGCTGGACCAGATAATTGTTCTGATTATCCTCAGCATACCATCAATGTTGGGGCCTATTTAGGGCCAAATAACATCACTAAAATGACGGTTAATGGCTTATTTAATAACAAGCGAGTTATAGCAATCCACTCTACAGTAGGTTTGCTCTTAATTCAAATTAATGAAACTACATTTGAAATCGAAGAAGATTTAATGCTATCTCTTGCCTCTTTCTCAATGTATGGGGCAAACAATGTTCAATTCGTTAAATTCAGTGGTGTAGAGAGCTTGCACTTGGGTAAATTACTAGTAGGAACCACTAACGGCACTGACACCTTTGAGACCTTATTCGATTTACCAGTTGATACTGCTACTGGTGCTTGGGATAGAACTAATAGAATAAATACAAATGTGCATACTGGAGAAATTCTTACTGGTAATACAATAAATTATTCTGGTCTTCCCCCAACTCCCGTAGCCTCAGTCTCTGCCCCAACTGTGAATACTTACCCCGTAAGCTGGACAGAACTAAGGCCAGACCTAATCTCCTCCTATGAGATGGTGGGGGAAACCTATGGAGACCCCGCTTTTGTTTTAATACAAAAAATTAATTCGGGTGCTATTCAAACTGCTTATATTACTCCCCCCACCACTGAAGCTTATCTTATCAAAATTAGGGCACTTAACCCAGATGGGGCATCACCTTATTCTAACGTTGTATATTTAGGAGTTCCCCCAGCACCTATTTTGGATCTAACATATGAGGGAACTGATCCTAGTAACACGGATAATACCTTATATACTGTATCTTGGACTCAAGACCTCCCTGAGATGGTAACTGGCTTTGTTATACAACAGCAACTACAAGGAGCGACTGATTTCAGTTTATTAAAATCAGTAAATAGTGGAGTTTACACAACATCAATATCTGTTCCTTCTTCCATATCAGGTAGTGTAGTGATGTTCGCTAGTGGAATTTTTGGAAATTCGGATTATTCAAATTACGGAGCTTACTACACACCGGGCTAAATAGAGTATTAGCTACAGAGGGTAGCTATGTCCATGCTTGAACTAAGAGCCAAGAAAAAAGAGGCTGAATCTCTTCTCGGTTACCACATATCTAATATAGCCAAGAACAAGGCGAAATTAGTATCTATTGAGGCCGATAAAATACTACATACAAAAGCTATTGGGGTAATGGATAAGGCTATTCAAGTCATTTCAGCCAATGGCATAGGTAAAATTGAATCGGTAGTTTCTGATGGGTTGAAACTCATTTTTGATGACGATTACAAGCTAATCATTGAAAGAAAAGAAGGAGTTCGCGGGGAGTCTTATAAAATTCTTGTGGAAAAACGAGGATTCGCGGCTCCTCCCATAGAGACAGTTGGTGGAGGGGTGGTCAATGTTATCTCCTTCCTCCTTCGTGTCATTATGATTCAAAGATTCAAACTAGCCAAGTTAATCGTTTTGGATGAATCTATGAATAATGTATCACCAGAATTTATTCCTAAAGTTTCTGAAATGATGAAAACGCTTTGTGATGAACATGGGTATTGTATATTAGCTATCACTCAGCAAGCGGCCTTGGCTACCTCTGCTGATAAAGTGTTTGTTGTAGAAAACGGGCCGCTTCTTAGAGAGCTTCGCCAGGAAGAACTAGATGAACTTAAATCCGGAAGTAAAAATTAAGGTCAAGACCGAGAAAGAGATTCTTGACCGCTTGAAGGAACTTATAACTAGGCATAAAAAAAGGTTCTTCAAGAATAAAATGAAGCCTAAGGGGGAGAACTGTGCCTTTGTCAGATACGATGAAGCCACTGGTGCTTACAAGTGCCTAAAATGTGGTACTGATGACCCTGATAATTGCTTAAACCAAAAACTATTTCAGCCATCCAGAACAAAGGAAGAGCTATCTCAAGATTTTTCTGATGATATTCACAATACACAAAGAATGCTGAGAGAGTATAGAGATATTGCAACCTTACTTTGGGTACTTGGCCAATTTGATGATCCTGAAGCTTACGAACAGTCTAAGGAGCAGTTGATTTCTAATGTTGAGCAACGTAAAATTCCTGATACTTTGGAGAATAAAGACAATGGAAGTTAGCCGTTATGATCCTACTAATTTGAAAGATACGGAAATATTTAAATTCAAAGTTTATGAGAATTTTGAAATTGCTCATATTGAAGAGTCTAAAGATCATATCAGAGGCTATGATGCTCAAGGCAGATTACTATTTAGAGCCCATAAAGACAGTATTATGAAGATTGAGGGATTGGATGAACGCTCTGAAACTAAAGGCTGATGAAGGCTGGTGGCAGGATGTAGGTAAACTTATTGAGCGATCTGTTGGGATTTACAATAAACTAGAGCGAAATCCTATTCAAGTTACGGCCCAAAAAATCATAGAACATAGAAAATGGATTGTAACAGAAGAAGAATTATTCGAACCCATTAAAGACCTTAATTTCCTTTATATTCCTAAAAAACTATTTCCAGGGCCTATGTTTGTATTTCCTGAGATTGACACTGAAGGAAAAATTAGGGCTCAAACTAAACCCTTGCACACCATGTTCGGGCCTTCTAAATATTTTTCTATTGGAACTAGTAAAGAAGACTTCTTAGGGCCTATCTGGTTAGGTAATTCTCCCGAGACTTTGGCGAAAATTATTCAATGCGGCTATGTTATTCTAGTGGAAGGCCCATTCGATATCCTTGCTGCCAAAGCTATGGCCCCCGATCTTCCTATCATGTCTTCCTTGACCAAAAACATTGGAAAGAAGCATGAAGAATATCTAAGACTACTGGGGGTCAAGACCATTTACTTGATGTATGATAATGACGAAGCTGGCAATAAATCCATGCAAATTTTATCTTATACGGTTAAGTCTATGAAAGTGGTACCCTTAACTTGTCCTGACTCTGATCCTTCAGATTGTTTGAAGACCAGAGTGAAAAAAGAAGCCCTGCAACGAGTATTGGAGGGAGTGGAGTAACCTATGCAACAATCAGTTATGTTTCCAGTAGCACCAGAAGTTTTTCTACTAGCTAAAATTGAAGAGCCGACCATCTTAAATGAAGAAGAGTTAGAATCTCTGATATCCCAACTCAAACTAGCCTATGAAGACCCTGATTATTCAGTCGTAACTAATTATAATTTTTCCGTGGAGGTAATTAATGACAATGTTTGCTAAGGGGACATGGACAGTCCTATCCCTAATATCTGAAGAAGAAGCTTTTAAGATCAAGCTTGAAGCTGATGGCTGGGATTTTATGCCATTCAAGGCACAGGCACAGGCTCTCAATACCCATGATCATTCCATTGGTCTAGCCCCATTTGATCAACCTCGCCTTGGTGACGTAGAAGAAATTGTGGCTAACAAGGCCGGTAAAGCAGATGTGCTAGACCCCCAAGCTCTTCGTCTTATCTTCACAGACAAGCCTTGGGTCTATAATGCTGAAGATGACACCCTAGAGGACCCAGGTGTAGGGACTATTGATCTTCAAGATAACAAACTGTGGGATAATAATCCCGAAAACTGGAAAATTGCTGAAGGCGTATACGCTTTCTGGATGATTGGGTTCGATTGGGAAGATGTCCATGATATGAATTCTAAGAAGGAGTCTTTGGCCTACTCCTATGGTTCCCCCTTCAAATATCAGCCTTCTGACATTAAGGCGCAAATTACTGCTGATGTCGAGGAATTGGATACTATTACTCGCAAGCAGTTCCAAGTGGTAGTAGACTTCAATCTCAAGCGTGTGTGGATCAATTCTCCCTCTAAGAATGTGGTTGGAGACCTTCTTCTTACTCTGGGCTCTCTAGATGTTGCTACTGAAGCCTGGAGACCTGAAGAGGAATACCTCATGGGTCCTCAGTGGACAGAGACCTTCCTCCGTAAGCTAGTAGACGCCTCTGAGTTCCATGATGACTTCAATGCTCGTGCTGCTGAAATTCGTATGCATGGGGTTAATGGTGTAGAACCAAATGAACAATCCTATATGGAAAAGATCCTCAAGAACTACTTCGCCTTTACTGAAAATGGTGGCGGGGAAGACTACCTTGCCTTTGGTGGTCCTCTTTCAGTTCGCCTTGCCCCAACCGTGGCATCCACAGTAACGCTCAAGACCCCATACGAGGCCACAGAGATGCTGAACGATGACAACCATACCCTGCTCCTCTCCGGCGCTCCTATGACCTTCTGTCGCCTATTTGAGAAGGTTTCAGGTAGTAATTCTAGGATGATCTTAATCAAGGACTTCTCTATTGAAGTTACTTCAAATACCTTAGCCCCTGATAATCCAGGCTTTATCGTGAAAGGCATCAATCTAGACAACTTCAAGAAGACTCTTAAAGAGTTCATCAAGGCTACTGGAAGCATCACCGTTAAGGATTACTGGAATCTTTGGTATTATGGAATGAACTCTTCCTTGTTCCGTTATTTCAATCTTGTTAAAGAAACCATGGAGAGTTAAGAAGTAGACTGGAGACTGATCTTGTTTTACAAGCCGCAATCTTTAAACGACATCGCTGGAAATAAAATAGCCCTTCAAAATTTAGGGGCTATTTTATTGAAAAAAGAACTAGCTCCTAGGGCCTATATCATAGATGGCCCTAGCGGAGTTGGCAAAACTACTGTTGCTAAAATTTTCCTTAGTCACTTCGGGGAAGTAGCTGTAATCAGACCCGATGAGCTAGATATTGCTGATATTCCTGAATGCCTAATTCTAGAAAATATAGCGGATATTAATCATTCCACAACTGAACAAATTGCGAAACTGATTGACTCTGACAAGCATTTTGTAGTCATTACAACTCAAAATTATTACAGACTTCCTCAGACCCTTAAGACAAGAGCTTATAGAATCCAGCTTGGTCTGTTAAATGAGGAGAGCCTTCGTGGGCTTATATGCAAAGTAGCACAAGAAAAATCTATACACTATGACCTAAATGGGTTATACCAGCTTTGTATAAGAGCCGAAGGCAATCCCGGTAAAGTATTAACCCTGCTTCATGGTGCCTCTTTAACTGCCATGAGAGGGGAGATCAATGGGTCTGTCAGATTTGAACCTCTAGAACTGGACAATCGAGTTAAAGAGTTATTTAGTTTGTCACTCCCTGAAGCTATAAAATTGGTTAGAACCATTGAGGCTAGTGCTGATGATATAGTAGATCAGTTATTTACCTCTTATTCTTTAATGTATTTTAATAATGCAATTCCCCAACATCTCAGTAATTATAAGAATGTGACCTCCATTTTTCTAAAATGGAAAGGAGCTAGGGATTTACCATCTGAAAGCCTACCGCTTTTATTAAAAGAACTAGCTAATTCTGAAGAAGCTACTGATATGAAATTCCATGAAATATCTATGGTTAAAGAACCGGTAAATCCTAGATGTGTAATCGTTCAACCTCGTGAACTTGGCCCCAGCGAACTATCTGGTATGCTTGGTGCAGAAATTATAGGAGAAGTATGATATTAGTTTATGGGGATGTAAGTCAATTAGTAGGTCAAAAATGGTTTTTAATGGAAATTCGATCTGAAAAGACCGCTGAAAACATTATCCGTAGAATAGGTAATGCCCTAAAGGATATTATTAAAGGTGGTGCCTGCGAGGTATTTATTCCTGTTGGAGAAAGAGACCTAAATGTATACACACTGCAAACATCTTCTTATGTATTTATTAGAACGAATGTTAAGAAGGAGCTAACCAAGTTCAGAACTATTACTGGAGTTCTGGGTATTCTATGTGAAGGTGAACAACAAAGAATTGATAAGGCTCTAGCGGTAGAAGATGACTATGTTCAAGGGCTAATTAAAGACTGTGAAGATAGGTTCCGTATGGACCCAACAACTATAGTTATTGGTTCATTTGTGCGTATTCTAGATGGCTTGGACCGTGGCTTTTGTGGCACAGTAATTAACATGGAGAGAGATTATGCCCTTATCTCTATTGATTTAAAGACTAGAAGACTCTTCATTGAGACCCCCATCCACAATCTAAAAGATTTATCCTACGTCCCCACCGAGCAAAGAGTTTTCTATTATTCAGATGTGGTGAAGGAATATGTTGAGGAATTCACTGAAGAAGCTCTCATGACTCTTCAGAAAGATATTGTCTATAGTCCTCCTCATGTAGTAGAAGAGGACAATCATGGCGAAAATGAAGAGAAAAAAGTCAAGTTTGGTAGGCAAAAAACTATTACCGCTGTAGCCAAACGCCTAATGTATAGTGGAGTCCGAGACCCTAAAGATATGATAACTACCATATTAAAAGAAATTAAGGATGAGAATATAAAGAAGCCTAAGAGCATTTTTATTCTGTATTTCGTTCTTAAGCAAATTATCATGGAGGTCTTATTCAAGGATGATCCTGAAATTAAATCGTATAAAGATGTAATTTTAAAGCACGGAGAGCAATGGAGAATCTCTCCGAAGAGTATTAAGGAACTAGACACGGATGATATGATTCCTCTGAAGTCTGATAATGACCCCAAGCAAGACAAACGAAAGCGTAAGGATTCAGTAATCAAAATGGAAATAAAAGACGGTGTAGTAATTTCTTCAAAGGAGAAGTAAGAAATGGCTGATAACAAAGAATTCAACGGATGCGGAGTGGATATTGGAACTGCGTATATCGTATCTGCAAAATCCGACCAAGGAAAGACGGTAGACCTATCTTCCGTTAGAGACTGCTTCCTAGCTCTCTCCCTTGATAATGCTCCAACTCTTGACATTTCTGGTGTTGAGTACATTGAAGGCTCCAACGAACTCTATGTTGTTGGTAATGATGCCATCAACCTAGTTGGTGTTCTAGGAGGAGAGCTTCGTAGACCGCTTTCCAAGGGCTTTATTAGCCCCAAGGAAGAAGATGGTAAGGAAATCCTCAAGCTTATCCTATCTCAAATTCTAGGCAAGCCTGCGGTTGAGAAAGAGCTAGTGGCTTTCTCTGTCCCCGGTCCTCTCTTTGATGCAGACAAGCCTGCTAATTTCAAACCCTCCCAGGATATTGGACTAACTTTCCATACAGGATTTTTCAAGAATCTAATCACTGATCTTGGCTTCACAGCTAAGCCTTTGAATGAGGCCGCTGCCATTGGTTATGCTGAAACCATTACTCCCAAGAAAGGGGAACTACCACTTACCGGCTTATTTATTAGCTTTGGTGCCGGTATGACTAACGTAGCCCTAGTCTATAAGGGCCTACCTGTTCGCGTATTCTCTTTGCCTTTTGGCGGGGATTTTATTGATAATGCTGCCGCTGATCAGACTAGTTCTCTGGTGTCTCACATTACCCTTTTGAAAGAGCGTGGTGTTAATGTAACTTCTGGTCTAGTGCTGGACAAGCAGGACTCTGATGATACCAAGACAGAACGCCAAGCTGAGGCTATTAGCATGATGTATCGTGATCTTCTAACTAAGCTGGTTCACGCCACAAACGTATTCTTCGGTATGAATGAACATCGTACTGAAATTGCCGAGACCATCCCTGTAGTAATCTCAGGTGGAACTACTAAGGCAGTTGGTTTCATGGACTTATTTAATGAAGTCTTCATGGGTAACTTGGATGTGAGATTCAAGGTTGGTGAAGCTAGAGCATCGGCTAACCCCCTAGATTCCACCGCTACCGGCTGCTTGAATTACGTTAGAATTCTTGGCCAAAGGAGATAAAATGGCGCTATTGGATGGAGTAACTGCTGGATTAAACAAAGCAGGCATGGTAATTAAGCAATATCTCATCATTATCTGCATTTGTGTCTTCCTTGCTGTTGCATGGCAAGGGTGGAGAGCTTGGTGTGGGTACAAAGATAAACAAGAGGCCGCTGAAAAGGCTAAGGACAATGAGTTCAAGAAGCAGCTTCAAGTCCTTAATGACAAGGCTGCGGCTGATCAGAAAGATAAAGACGCTCTCACTGCCTCCAATGTTGTCCTAAAGAATCAAGTAGAGATGTGGAAGGGCAAAGTTGCCAATAATCCACCACCCGCTCCTGTCACGGCTCCACCTACAGATGTTAATGTTGCTGTAACAGATATTGCTTCTTCCGGAGTTAGATTCACACTTACTGTGCCAAAACCTAGAACAGATCCTATGCTCGGATCAGCTACTACCCCAACTAAGAATGTACCCACAATTTGGACTTGGTATAAGGAAAGCCTCCGTATTCCTCAGTTGGAGACCGCTTATACTACTCAAGTTGGGCTCACTGGAGCTTTAACTAAACAAGTGGATGGGCTGAATCTTGAAGTTCAAAAAGGTAATCAGATATCTACAGAGAAAGATGCCATTAATGCAGAGCATGTCGCCAGAGAAGCTAATTTAAATGGATTAGTCAAAGATGCTGATGCTAGGGTTAAACGTGAAAGGCTCAATGGTTGGTTGAAAACAGGTGCGGCTTTCGTTATAGCCTATGAAGCTGGAAAGAAAATGAAATGAAAATTGTAGAGTTCTGTTTTGATACTACGGATCTTATTCTGTCAAAGCACCCCATTTTAACTGGTAAAGTGTCTGTGGAAAAAAGAGTGCATGTTACAGAAACAGATGAAAATGGGTCCAAAACTCTTCTAGGCACCGATGTATTTTTAACAATCATTGAAGCAATTACCGAATTAAAAGAAGATGTAACTTTACCAACTCAGTTTAGTGAAAATACTCATTTTCATAAAGTGTACAAAAATGGCTGGATAGTATCCTATTTTGAGGCAGTATGATAGTTGGTGGCCCTCGCCGCATTATAGAGTCAAGTTATATAGAAAAAGAGCCACAATTTAAAATCGGAGATACCTATAAAACTGGAGGAAAGCCCTATAAGATAGCAAGCATTGGATGGGATAAAACTCTTACTCTCAGAGAATTAACATGGCTAGAGATGTCCCTTTACAGGCTTTATCATTGGATGTCAGATTGGATGTTTACATGAGTCACTTAATTTGTCCTACCCACGGAACTCCCATGTTTGTAGATAATAACTTAAATGCATGGTGCCCTGATTGTCTAAAAAGTGCCTATAGTCCAACTCAAGGCGTACTAACTCAATACCATCATGATAGGTTAGCGTCTAATAATTCCAATTTGCCTATCTAGTATGAAGGCTTATCTTGGTGAGTGATGCTAGAATTTGAATCAAAACTGGCTGCGGCTGTCGGCAATACTATAAAAGTCAAAGTCACGGACAAAGAGGTTAACCCTAAATTCCTATACTATTGGGTTCAGCATCTCTATAATTCCGGAAAAATTAAAGAAATTGTGGAGGGGTCTGTATCCCCTCAAATAGTCATATCTAGAGTTAAACAACTACCTTTCTACAACAAGACTCTAGGTGACGTAGCTAGCTTTTCCACCGAAGGAGAAGATTTCGATTTTGAGATTCAAAGGACTGGACAGAACGCTGGTAAAGTGGCCGCTGCTTCAGATTCCAAGAAAGATGCTCTAGCCAATAAGTATAAACTGGATAGAGTCGTTCTTGATAAAATTGCAGATGTTGATCCAACCCCTAATGGTGTCTACACCGAATGGCTAACGAAAGCCTATAAAGCTGGTGGCAGAACCATAGAAGATTTGACTACTGATTTTAAAGACAGGCTGGCAGTATTTGAACGTCTTAAAAACAGTCCTCAATTCAGGCTTAACAACTCTACTGATATTAACTCCTATCCCCCCGCTTATTTTATAACGATGATTGATAATATCACTAGAGAAGACCTGTCTAAAAAAGACCAATTGAAAGATATCGAAAAAAATAAAGCAAAATATTTAAGGGACGGAGTTGAATACCTGGGAAGAATGGGTCACTTCGACTTCTACCGAGTCACCACAGTAGAAGCCTCTATGCTGATGTCAACGGGAACTCATTGGTGTACTCAAGGTGAGAGTCATGCTAGGAATTATCTATCCAAAGCTCCTCTATATGTTATCACTACCCATGATGAAACCTATCAGGGTGACGAAGAGGAATATATGGGTAGTGATAAATTTGCTCAATATTATGTTCCCCCTAACTCACAAAGAATTGAATGCCAGGACATTGATGGGAATGATGTTGGGGAATACTACGGGGATACTGATGAAGCTTATGTAGTAACAGATGATCAGTATTGGTCACTCTTTGCGTTTCTTGCTAAATACGATAAAAGAATTTCTAGCTACATGGATGATGGTATTATTATTCCAAGTGAAAGTGACTATGAATCTCACCGCATTGAATGTGATCAATGTGGGACTGATTTTGACGAACACGAGGCTATTTACAGCGATATTACAAATGGAAGCTACTGTGATTTAGATTGCTTTAAAACAGCACATGAGGATTATATCAAAGAGCAGATGGACGAACTCTTACCGCCCATTGATGATACAGAAGAATTAGCAGCTAAAGCGAAACTAAACGAATTTATTAATTCTCCTGATTCTCCTGAAGCTCATGTATTCAATGTAATCCGCGAAGCTGTCGAGAAAATGAATGAAAAAACCAAAGAAGGCAACCCCAATGCCACTATCACCGCTCCTGCCGATCTTACTCCAGAGTGGCATTTAGGAAATCTAACCTCCTCTCAGCGATGCACCCAATCTTCGTTTGACAGGGTTTTTGGTGGAGTAGTAACTAGGGAACAAATGGCTAGAACTTTGGAGCAGTTCAAACCCCTATACGATGCATCTAAATCTAGTGAAGAAAAATTTGAAGATATGGTAGAAGAAGTCACGGACAATTTTAATCCCCATCATACTGATGTAAGAGCTATATTAGTTGATCTTGGCCTTCTTGACCCAAATTATGTAAAAAAGAGTAGTGGGTGGAATAACACTTTACTTCATAAAAAACTGTGAGTTAAATCAACTTTTAAATCATATTTAAGATGAGGTCACAGACCTCCCCTCTCCCCCTCTATTCGGTAATCTTAAGGAAACTCTAAGATGTTAATGGTTAAAAAGAATGGTAAAGATTTTCTAGCTTTCCTTACTCCTTCAGGTGAAATTGAACTACGAGATTCTAAGTTTAATCCTGAGTCATTTGAACAATTAGATGGTAATGTGGAAATGATGGACATGAAAACATTCAATTGGAATGTTGTTCCGGTAGATAACTTCAAAAATCTGTTAAGATTGCGTATCAGCCAGTGTGATTCTGGGCTAAGACGCCAAGCAGTTTAAGGAAATATTGTAACGTATGGTAGTGTAATTACTTTAATACTTTATAATCACAAAGTCCGACCAATATTGGATCTTCGTGCATCATAAGTATGAGGTTAGATTATGCAATCCGCCGAATCAAAGGCCATCCAAATTTTGGAAAGGGTAAGAGACTTCTACCCTAACGGAATTAAAGAATCTAAACTCCCGTATGATGATGAACTTGTCATGCACCGCTTAACAAATAGAAAATTTTTGAGAACAATAGATGTCATTCTGGAAACCGGCGAAAGCATTTTTGAAATCACTGCTGAGGGTCTTAAAGAGGCCCAAAAGGGAAGGACCCATTGAAATGGCCGTTCCTGTTAACCTTCGAGTCTGCGGAATAGAGTTTGATAGGATCGAACTCAAAAAATCTTTAGACAAGACCATGGTAGAGGTCACAGATAGTAGATTTGGAGCCTTTACTTTAGACCATCATATGAAATTAGAAATCAAAGAAAACGGAAGATCATCCTCCTTGAATCTTTCATCAGTCACCTCCTCCTTGCTAGAATGTGCTAAGAAGCAGTAATAGCTCATAGGAGATGAACGGTGATAGCTGAAGAGGAAGAGGCTTGTCCTTTAATCACAGACTATACAGACAAAATGGGTCTTTCTCACAAGACCCTTGAGTTACTGTACCGAATCAGATGTCATGATCCTGAAGAGGGTCCAATTCCAATTCAGATCCCCCCAACTATTCGAAAGATAACTAAAACCGGTAAGCCCTTTGATATTCGTAATTACCAAACTCAATCTATAGCCCACATGATCAAGATGCATCGTTACATTGATGGTCATGCAGTAGGGTTAGGTAAAACCATTTCAGCAATTGTAGGATCAGCCTATCATTTACACAAACGTCCAGGGATGAAGGTGATCGTCTTCGGGACTAAATCTACTACCTATCAATGGCAGAGTGAGTATGAGAACTTTTCCACTTTAAAAGTTGAAGTACTTCAAGATAAGTATAAGAAGAAGAAGGGGTCTGAAGCTAGACTAGAACAAATTGAGGACCTATTTAATGGTGATACAGATGTCCTAGTTTGCAAATATTCCTCTCTAGTGGGCCGAAGAAGGACTATAGAGGGAGAATTTGACCAAGATGGTAATCCTGTAAACGAAGGCCAAAAAGAAGAGACTTCTCCAGAAGTATTAGCTCTAGTAGCCTTAATGAAAAAATATGGGGATAGGCTCATTTTAATCACAGATGAGTGCCAAAAATTTAAATCAACCACCTCTCAAAATAGAAAGATGATTCTTAAAATTCAGCCTTATATTGCTGCTATTTGGGCCATGACCGCTACTGTCATTCAAAATTCTCTAGATGAATTTTACTCTATTGCAGTAGCAATTGGCATTCGTCCCTTTGGCCCCATGAAACCATTTAGGTCAGAATTCTGTATCTATAGACAAGTTCATGTTGGTAAGGGTATTTACAAAGATCAGCTAGAGGGTTATAAAAATGTTAAAAAATTCAAAGAGGGAATGAGACCCTTTTATTATGGTAGATCCCAAGCTCAGGTTAAAGAGCCGCTACCAAAATTGTCTACTATTTATCATCCAGTGGACCTCGATAAGTATCAATCTAAGCTTATTTTGCACGATATCCCTCTTGGGGAATACATTCTCCCGCCTATGGTGAAAAAGGATGTTCATGGGGATCTTTATGAGAAAGAGCGTGATCCTGATAATGCCATGACTATGTTAGCTGTCACTCAAATGATTGCTAACCACCCATGTCTTCTAGAAAAACATGATTTAAAGGCGTTCCACACTAAGAATTTATCCCCTAAAGAGGAGGTTTTATTAGATTTACTAGAAGGTGATCTAGCAGGAGAGAAAGTTATTGTATTTACCAAATTCAGGACTTGGATTGACCGTTTCGAAGCCATTACCAAGAACGGCCATTTCACGGATCGCAAATTCCTCCGTATCACTGGAGCCGAGAATGAGAAACAACGTGAAATAAATAAACAATTATTCCAGAATGACCCTAATTACAACCTACTATTTATCAATACCGCTGCTGCTGAGGGGGTTAATCTACAGCAAGCGGCTCACATGGTTCTTCTAGACGCTCCTTGGAGTTGGGGAGTGCTTATTCAGCTAGTTGGTCGTATGGTTAGAATGGCAAGCCCCCATAGTGCCTGTACGCTTCATGTAGTCCCCGCCAAAGGAACCATAGATGAATATGCCATTGACACCTTAAAGGGCAAGGGAGAGCTATTTGAGACTATCCTGGGAGAGTCCTATTCCGCAGGGCTACTCAATGACTCCAATGATTTGGACCTTGCATCAGGTATGGAAATGGTTAATGATGACTCTGAATTCCTAAAGCTTCTAAAGGCACATGTTAAGAATATAAAGATGGGGGATTTCATTAGTGGCAAGCAGATTAAAGAGGCTGAATTAGAAGGTTCTGATTACAAAATGTCCTTTGATCAACCAGAGAGTAAAAAGAAAGAGAAAAAGAGAGTATCAGTGAGTGAGGCTGACCTTGCTAAGTGGGAGTTTTAATGGTTATATCAGTCTTCTCGGCGGAGACCTCAGTTTGTCCTAAGTGTCATGGCAACAAAACAATTGCCATAGGGGAGAATCTCAGGGAGCCCTGCACCTGTATCGGTATCGCCCTATTAAAAGAGTACACTAGTCCTCTTAAGGACTTTCATTTCTTAAAGTCAACTAAGCTCTTAGAACCACTTAAAGCTCGTACCAATTTATGCATTGAATGTGAGGACAATGGTATTTGGCAGGCTCATCTTAGGACCGCGCTAATAAGGCGCAAAATGCCTGAAAAGAGTTGGAAGATTGTATCCCCCACAGAACTAATGTCTCATGCAGTTCCCAGTGGGGATAATGCCCAACAAATGGCGGCTTTATACTCTGTAGACCTTCTTATTATCAATGCTCCAGTTTTCTTGCATTATGAGAAGGCTTCGCAGTGGCACGAATTCGTAATAAGTAACAGGCAATCTGCGGGTCATCCAACCTGGATTGTAGTAAAATCTAGGCCACAGTTTATTGATCAACATCCATCAATGACTTCAAGTTTTAGACAATTAGTTTTAAATCTCCCCACTATGAAATTGACTAGAGCTAATACAGTTGACTTAATAGTGAAAAGCAAAACCCCTCAAGTAAAATTAGCCTCAGGTAACGGAATCCCAGGTGTGGATGTAACACTGTTGGACTTCCTACCAGAGATGGATGACAGAATTAATTATTTAAAGGAGCATGTTAATGAGTGGAAACGAAAGGCGTCTATCAATAACGGGAATGACCTTGAGTCTTGACATTAAAGATGTCAGTTATGGTGCAGGCCAAAGTCGTTTTTTCAACATGAAGGCTGAAGTTCCGGAGGGAACTGAAGGTGTGGGCTTCGACAATATTGAGGAAGTAGTTAATCAAAGTTTAGACATGCACTTAGCTATGTGGGAATCCCTCAATATTGCTAAGTACGCAGCAGGAGAGATGAGTGGGACTGATGCTGCCGCTGCCATCACTAAGGCAAAGGCTCGTGTAAAAAAGATGAGAGAACATCTCGCTTCTCTCAGTAATAATTCAGAGACACCGGAGAGCTAATGCAATTATTGAATGAACTAAAAGCAGAAGTGGTTTTAAAAGATACCGCTATTCTTGGCCAGATCACAAACCTTAAGACTAGCCTCACTTACAAAACCGATTCCAATTCTTATCAATTTGAAGACTATTTCAATATCCTGAACAAAGAGATTAAAGGCATTGATCGAATTGAATTGATGGCCGCTATTCCTCCAGGTGGGGCACAGTCTTATCTAGTAGAACTATCTACAGCCTTACAGCAAGTGACGGATAAGATTGAAGTAGCACAGATGAAGGCTATCTATTTCCAGGGAAAGCTTAAATCTGCCCTCCACTTAAGCAACAACCTACTTGCAACTTTTTCTGCATGGTATCAAATCGCTATCTCAGAAAAGCTGAAAGAGGCAGGAGTCAAGATTCCAGCCTCCACTCAAAAAGCCTTGGCAGAATCTGAATTCTCTAGACTAATTGGAGACACTGATCTTAATATTGACGGACTTTTATCCGCCGTTGAGGTCATGGTGGTTCATCTAAAAGAAATGAGGAAGATCGCTCAAGAGAAGTACAAGCTAGGCACTGATCAAGCTAATGCATCTATTGTAAATTTACCCTTTAATGGGGTAGGATCGGCTGGTGATAACAGCTTCCCTCTGCTTAAGAAACATTGGAGTTTTACTGAGGACTCTGAACCTGTAGAGTCTCCTGATAATGGCTTTGATGATTTAGATGAAGACCCCGCTTATGTTGAAAGACGTAGGGCTGATCAAGTAGAGGTCCCTGAAGGCATTCATAAGATCATTGAATCCTCCTCTCCTGCTGTTATAGTAGCAGAAGAAGTCTCCGAAGAGGATTTAGGTAAATTTATCACCATTAACGGGATAACGGCTGAAGAATTAACGGATTTAGTAAAAGACAGAGAGGCATTCATGGCCGCTTATCAAGGGGATTTCACCCCTTTACCACCCGTAGAGGCTGAAGAAATAGTCATGCAAGAACCTGATTCTTTTGTAGCTGAGAGCCATGCTCCTGCTGAAACTACTACACTTCATGATGACTTCGCTGGAGATATTTTAGTAAAAGCCGGTAAAGCCACTCTTGTCCCCTTGTCAAAGAAAAAGATTACTTTTGATGATGACGATGATGCAGAAATTCCAGTAGTAGTAAAGGAAGAAGTTAAGGTAGAAAAGACTGAAACTAAGCCAAAGAAAAAGGTAGTTACCTTTGATGATGACGAAGAGGAAGAGATTCCTTTCTAGACAATCGTTGTCAAATTTAAAGTTCAAAAAACCAGTATTATCTAACAAGGAGGCCATAAATGGCGCAGAAGTTTGAAGACGAAGAGGAAGTTGTAGTTCAAAAGGGTAAGGGTAAGAAGCCTATCGAAGATGATGATGATTTCTCTTCTAAGGACAAGAAAAAGGTTGACGTTGTTGTTAGTGATGACGATGACTGCGAGTTTGGTGATGAAAAGCTCATGTATCGTGGGGATGGTCTAGACCGTCTTCGTCCTGAGAAGGGTTCAGCCTCTCGTTTTGCCATCGTCCCTTTCTTGAAGACCAAGAAAGCACACAATCACTACATTGACAAGAAGGGCACTTTCCGTTGCACTACTTCTGATGAGGGTGAGGGACTTTGCTGCAAGTCATTGGGCAAGCCAAACCTCCAGTTCGTAGCTGTGGTGGTTCACTACACTAACGCGAACTCCAAGACCGGAAAGTACACCAAGGAAGTTGAAGCTACTGAGTATGAGATCAAGTATGTTAATCTCTCTCAGACCAATTTCTCGGATATCTCCGCTCTAGTGCAGGAAGATGAGCATGTCACTGGTTTTGATATTGTTATGACCCATCGTGAGAATGGCATTGGCTACAAGTTTAGCCGTGCTTCCTCTGAGGCTCGTTGGAAGAAGAAGGGCCTTACCGATGAAATTAAGGCAGCTTGTGCCAAGTTTGAAGATGGTGTGCTATTGACCAAAAAGCTTGGTAAGAGACTATCGCCGCTTGAATGGAAGGCTTTGATTTCTTCCATTGGTAGCGATGGCGATGAAGATGGGGATAATCAAGATTTGTAATTCCCATAATAGTGCTGAGGCTATTGGATGACGTTTATCCAATAGCCTCAATTTTTTGAGGTAATCATGGCCAAAGTAGCAAAGCCAAAACCAAGTGTAAAAGATAGAATAAAGTTACCACCAGAATTCGATGAAATCTCCTGGACTATTGTAGGGATTGATCCCTCTCTTAGTAGGACAGGGCTAGCTATTATGGATAATAATAAAGATACCTATACTTGGACTGCAATTAACTCTTTAAAGCCTGATGACTCAAAGGCTCCATCTTGGATTAGATCCGTTATGATGGCCAATTACATCACTGAGTCTGTCCTGAAAAACGGGGCTATGGATGCTGGCTTAATCATAGTCATGGAGGCTCCAACACCTGGGAATGACTACTTAAATACCATTAATAAAATCATCCATGCTAAGGTGTTGTCAGAAATAAGGGATCGTTCTGATTATTCTAAAATTTGTGTCATGCATGTAAACGCCATGACCATGAGGTCATGCTTAGGTCTGACCGCTAAAGGAAATAACAAACACGAAAATATAGCAAAATCCCATGATTATGCTCCAGCCGATGACTTCCCAGGTATTGACTCAGATGCCTGTGATGCTATCCTTCTAGCCCAATTCGGCAGATATTTATCAGATATGTTAATGGGTAAAGAAATTGATGATGTGCCGGATAAAATTTCCGCTGCTCTATTTGATTTCACAGATGTTAAAAAGGGTAAAGGCAGGAATGAAAGAATGGTCAAGAAGGGGATTATTTACAATCCTGCTTATTGGTTTGTATTTGCTCCTACCGTTTACAGTATTAGTGTTAAAGATGCACGAGTCCCACCCAAGAAAAGACTAACTAAAATCACCGTAACCATCTAAGGAGTAGATATGGCAAAGAAGACTTTAAGAAACGCAACATTTGATTCAAAAGATGTTAAGTCCTCATTTCTAGAGGCTTTGAGCATCATGGGGGAGGATGGCCCAACTGTCCTAAAGTGCGATGTTGATGAGAGATTCACTCCCACTAACTCAATCGTATTTGATAACGTACTCCGCTTAAAGGGCCTTCCTCGTGGTGGTCGTGTTTATCATATTCATGGTAAGGAACACGGCGGTAAGTCCACACTCTGCTACTCATTCGTTAAGGCTTATCAAAAGTCCGAGGATGAGCCTGTTGTTATCTTCGATTTTGAGGGAACTTGCACAGGTAATTATCTTCGTGACATCGGAGTAGACACTAGTCGCTCTGCTCTGGCTGTCTACAGACCTAATAGCATGGATGAGGCTATCAAGCAAACCATCGTGTTTATGAAGGCCGGAGTTAAGCTATTCGTATTTGATTCTATTCCTCGTATGAAGTCTATGGTGGATGAAAAAGACATCATGAGTGGTCAGGCTATGAAGGCTCAGGTTGGTGAACATGCTAGAGGTATGCAGAAGTTCTTTGATATTCTCATGCCCTATGCTATGAAGTACGATTGCTTGTTCCTCATGGTTAACCAGATTCGTGCTAGAATTGAGATGACCCAAGAAGCAATGCAAGCCGTTAAATACCCTTCTATCACCAATCTAGCTTATACTATGCCTGGAGGCAATTCAGTTCGTTTTATCCCTTCCGTGTCTATTGAAGTTAATGTAGCTAAGGCTTATAGGGCCGGTGGTTACAAGAGTGCTACGGGAACTCCAGATCCTTTTATTCTAGAACCGGGTGATAATAAGGGTGACTATGTTGCCACTAAGGTTAAAGTTCGTATAATCAAGAACAAGGCCACCACTGGTGGTTATCGTGAGTATCATCTTTGGCTTCGTCCTGGGTTCGGCCTAGATGACTGGATTTCTGTTCGTGAGCTAGCTCGTAACTATGGCCTTATCAAAAATAAGGGTAAGAAGTATATTGTGGGTAATGAGGACAAGCCTATTGCTACCTACGACTCTCAGGATGAAGCTATTCGTAATCTAGTAACCGAGCCTGATTTTGAAGTTTTGGCTCGTTTAAAGGTTCTTGTAGCCGCCGCAATTGAAGAGGATAAGGGTGGTTATTCAACTGAAATTACTCAAAATGATAAATTCTTAGCTGGTGACTCTGAAAGCGTTGAAGAAGAAGAAAATGTAGTTCGCGTCACCGCTTTTGACGATGATGACCTATAAGGGGGACTCATGTTAGAGTCTAGTGTTAGAATTAAAATAAGAGCCAGTGAGTATATCCTTACTGTTACTAGTGGAGAAAATCTCACTGTTACCATAGATGTCCAGGATAAGGCTGTAGGGCCTATCCTGGCTTCTACTGGTAGACTTCCCGCCTTTGATATCCAGGAGGCCATCAGAAGGGCTCCAGCGGGGAATGGACACCAGTACAGCGTAGAGCAATACATTGTAGGTAATGATGATCCTCCGGGTAAGTTGATTATTGTTACTGATCAAACTGGCCAGAATACTTTAGTAATTGGAGATACGGCATTTGTTTTTGATACTAATATTTTAAGTGACGCTATTACTAGTTGCACTAAACTTCCTGAAATCAAATGGGTTCCTACTCCACTTCGCTCTGGTGTAATTGTGTATCCTGAAACTAAAGGAACTCAAGGTATTCCTGGCACTCAATTATATGTTAATGGTCAGAGAGTCAGATGAGCAATCCTAATCCCTCTCATTTAAATGTATATAGCCAAGTAAAGGACGTATATAATAGTCCTGTTCTTGGCTCAACTATTAAGGCTCGTTCTTCTTTTGCTGTAGATTCAGATGATATTCAATTAAATGAAAGAGCAAGAGGCTGGTCTTGCAATAAGATGCCATTCAAAACAATATTGAATGGCGGTTTTATTCTTCGTATTATTGATCTTGAATCTAGAGAAGAAGGTGGAAAAGCTTATAAAGTAGTGGATCAATATGGTCATATATACGATCTTCGTGAACGTGTTATGTTGGATATTTTCAAAAGAAAAACTATTAGCCCTGGTGGAGAAATTTCAGGAACTTTTCGTTTTGTGAGAGATGGAAGTCAGAATCTTTTAGTCCCTGAAGACTCCGAATGGGTAGAAAAAGCTAATAGAATGTCTAATAAGACACCAATTAAGAAACCTATCCCTTATACCCTTTACTCCACAAAAAGAGAAAACGAATTCTTTTTCTGTCTCCCCAAGGGTTATTGCTTAGCTTTTGGACATAGCTTCTTGTCAAATGATAGAACTAAGGCTAATCCCTTGGCTTCTGCTTATAGGACGGACCTACCCAAAACTATTTATCTGTCCTCCATACAATTTGATCTGGGTCCAGATCCCGCTGTCGGTTTGCTCCACGCCTTAATGCTTGGGGATAAGAATTATACTAGATGGACTATTGGAACGTTAGAGCCTCTTGCTCATCTGGTAGATAGGTACGAAGAATTCAAAAAGCTTGAGGCTAACCCCAGTTTGCTCAAACTTCCAAACACTTGGAGCAATTAATGCTGGGAAAGTCATTTAAGCTATCTGGTAGACATTTCCAGTCTTGGAAGAGTTTCCATCTATCCGTTAAAGGTTTCACAGTTATTGTGGGGCCTTCGGATCGTGGAAAGTCGGCCATTCTACGTTCTCTTAGAGGGATTCTAAGGAATGAAGTAGGAGCTAATCATATCACCTATGGGGAGAAAGAGGTTAATATAACCCTGGAACCAGAAGAAGGTGAAGTTATAGCCCTATCCAGAAACGCTAAGACCACTAATTACACTATTGGAGATGCTGAATTTTCTAAATTAGCTGGCGGAATTCCTCCTGCTATGGAGGATCTTAAGTGTGGCTCTGTGGATATAGGCGGGGTAAAATTGGACCCTATTTTTGCTGGCCAATTTGGTCAACAATTCATGTTGGAACTAAGCCCCAATGAGCTTAACGCAATCTTCGGTTTATTCTCTTCTACTGAGAAATTGAACTCCGGTAAGAAGCAAGCCTCTTTGAAGAATGCAGAACTCACTTCTACTGCTAAATATATAGCCACAGATATTCAAGAATCTGAACTTAAAAGAGCATTGTTAGCCTCATTAGTAACGGAATTTGATGAAGCCACAAAGCCCCTAGAGGCCCTATCAGAACAGTGTGATACTTTAGAAGCCACTCTAAATAGTTTAGAGCATCTTGCTCTTGTTAAACGTAAAGTGGGGGCTCTTAGCGGAATCAAGCGACCTATCCCATCTCTTGATGAACTAGAGAGTGCTTTATATCATGCCAGACTTATTAGAAATTACATAAGATCAGCCAATTCTAGAAATAACTACCTAAATGGGGCCTCTATTGAAATTCCTCGTACAGCTAGTATTATTAAATTAATGGAGTTAATTCCAAAAGTTAATAAGTATACTACATCAGTCAATAAAGCCAAATCTTTTAGAGCAATAACTAAAGTTAATAGTGATAAATGGATTCAAAATATAGAAAAACTTCAAGGCATCAAGACCTTGTTAACTATGGTAACTAATTACCTTGAATCTATGGAGTCCCAGAAAAATTTGAAAATTAAGATATCTGAGTTCAATAGTGAGTATCAGCTATTGACTGACCGTTTAGTCGAGTTACAAAACGATGGTGTCCAATGTCCTAATTGCGGTCACTATTTCAACACAGGAGAAAAACATGGGCATCAATGAAGAAATCGCTGACCTCAATAAAAAGGTCCTAACTCTCACTAAAAAGCAAGATGAATTTAAAAAACTTCTTGCTGTAGAAGAACATAAAGTAACAGAAATACTCGATAGCCTCAAAGGTGAGGGTTATGATGTTGCCACTATGTCTGAAGAAGAGCTAAACGAATTATCAAAGAAGCTCTTAGCCGAACTAGAGAGTAAAAAGAATAAATTATCAGAAGGGCTCTCTGAAGTAGAGAGCTTATTCACAAAATTGGAGGCTCTACGATGAACGAGTATGTTGTTGGATTTGTATTTAATGAGACCATGAATTCTGTGTTACTCATTAGAAAGAATCACCCTGAATGGCAATCAGGATTACTCAATGGTATTGGTGGAAAAATTGAAGAGGGGGAAACCCCTGTTCAAGCTATGTCCAGAGAGTTTGTTGAAGAGGCGGGTGTCTTTGTTTCTGAAGATGGTTGGAGACCCCTTGGAATTCTAGGTAGTGAAGATTTTGTTGTTCATTGCTTTTCTCTGATAAGTCAATCTGCGTTTAAATCCGCTCGTACTACCACTGATGAAGAATTAGAATGGTGGACAGTAGGGGCTCCAGAGCTAGAAATTGAATCCGTTCCATCTGTGCCTTGGCTACTACTTCTAGCTAAAGACTCTAATTTTCTTAAGGGGCAGCTAACTGTTGTAGCCTCCTATATGAATCTAAATGGCGACTAAACTTGTAGTTAACTTCAGGCGCGGGAAGCGTGATATTAATTTCTCCACTTCCTCCGATGAAGCTTTGTGTGACTCCGCTGAAGTAGAGATTCATTTTGATAAAAAGAATCTAGTAACCGAAGAAGAGTTCTTAAAAACCGTGGCACAATTAAGATACCTCTTAAACAAAATGGGATCTTCAATTTTAGAAGAAACATATAAGGGGGCCGATAAACTTATTGCTTCTGCCACAAAAGCCCTGGAGAAAAAACATGCAGATCAGAATGAAGATGCTAACTGACCTTAATGCAGAGCATAAGGCTATGATGGGTTTACTTGATACTTTGCCTATGTGCGAAGCTAGCAGAGCTAAGGCTATGTCAGATTTTGTGGCCCATTTAACCACCAATTTCGAGGATGAGGAATCCTACATGCGAATTTGTGGTTTCCCAGAGGCCAAAGAACATGAGGGTATCCATGAGGGTATTCAAGACTATTTTGGAAAGATCCTGTCATCCTCAACTCCTGTGTTTTGCCAAGATTTATCCGAATTAAAAAATTTGCTACAAGTTCATATTAACGAAGAAGATGAAAAATTTGCAAAATTTCTAACAACTGAACAGGAATCAAATGAATTACAGGGTTATAAAACTACCTAATTCTAGTGTAGTTTTCACATGGATTACTGATATTCATTTGTCTGCGGTTGCTCCCGGTAGACGATCTGATGCTTATCGTAGTCAAATATTCAGGAAGCTAGATTTTGTAAGAGAACTTACTGAAAAAGTAAATGGTGTGTGCCTATGTGGTGGGGATATATTCCATATCAAAGGTAGTCATTCTAAGGCTAATAGCCTAAATATGATTAATGAGACCATTCGTATGTTTGGGTCCTACCCAACTGGCAAAATTTACTCTGCTGCGGGTAACCATGACATCCAGTTTGATAGGATGGACACAATTCCTAGCCAGCCTCTCGGCGTCTTGATTGAGGCCGGAGTATGTCATCTCCTTAATCACGAGCCTGTTATTTTTACCAATGAGGATGAAAGTGTAAAGGTCAGTGTAGAGACATTTGATTACGCAGGAGGAGTGGAGACTATGGCTGCTCTCTTGAACTCAGGCGATAGGCATCCTGATGTGGATTATAGACTAGGTATTGTCCATGCTTCAGGAGTTCCTGGGGACTCAAGGGAACGTTTTGGAGAATGGACCGTTGGATACAATCAATTGAAAGACATAGACTTCGACCTATTGCTATGGGGACATGACCATACTAGAACTGAGACAGCTACAGTTGGAAATGTTACACATATTAATCTTGGTTCATTAGCTAGAGCCGCTCTGTCTAGTGATGAGACAGAGCGAAAAATTGTAACTTCAATTCTTACATTTACTGCTGAAAAAGCCCGTATTAAAGAAGTAGAGGTGCCCTGTTTACCAATTGCTCAAGCATTTAGAACTGAGGATAAAGTGATTGAAAAATCAAAAGACAATTCTGAAGTTCGAAAATTTTTTAGTGATATGAACGAATCTGTGGATGAGATTATTAGCGATGATCCAATTGTCGTAATTGAATCATTATGCAAAGATGAGCCTATCTTGGCTTCCTTGATCAAAGAATTGTGCGAGTATTAAATGCAAACTATGAAAGCTATAATGCTAGAATGCCCCGATAACCAGTTAGATCCCAGTATCAAAGAAGACATCAAAAAGAACTGGAATGATGAGCCATCTGCTCTTCAAATTCTTCGTATTCTAGATAGTTGTGTTGCCTCCGGCCAGGGGCCATTGGCTGTTAAAGCACTAGAGTTGCTGCTAAACCAAGCTATTGATGAAGAGGCTACTACTTACGAAGCTCTTGTTAAACGAGCAGCTTGGAGAATTTAATGGCTGATATTGTTAAAGCACCAGGAAAATATACTAAAGACAAATTCACTATCTTTCTAGCTGGTGCGATTGATATGGGTTCGGCTGAGGATTGGCAAGTCAAGGTATCTGAAGCCCTTAAAGATTTTGAGGTCTTGATCTTAAATCCCCGTAGAGATGACTGGGATTCTTCATGGAAGCAGGAGAAATCTGATCCTCAGTTCTCTGAACAAGTTAATTGGGAACAAGATGGACTTGAAGCCAGCGATTTAGTCCTGGTGGTATTCACTAAGGATAGCAAAGCACCCATCACTTTTCTTGAACTAGGTATGCATATCAACAATGATATCATGGTGTGCTGTCCTGAAGGTTTCTATCGTAAGGGCAATGTGGATATCTGCTGTGGCCGTAAGGGTGTCACAGTATGGGGGGATCTAGATAGTATGATCGAGGATCTGAAAGTTCTACTTCACCAAGAGGGACTATGAGTTTTACTTCTACTCAGCCAGTTCCTGGATTGGTTCACTTGGATTTTGATTCATTTACACAATTAGGAAAAGCTTTGGTACGCCCTCAAGAGTATGCGGAATCCCCTAAATTTCAAGACACTATATTTACCACTTCTCGTCTTAAAAAGTATATGAGATCATTCCCCTCTACTCATGGAGGCAGAGCTAACCCTTATTGGTCTTTCACTGGCTTTAATATTCCAGGTCATTATGTTGATGGATTTTATGATAAATTTCCATCTATCACCTCCGCTGAATTGAAGGTTTATGAGCATCTAAAGAGCCTTAAATTGCCTGGACGTTACTATCTTATTGGATCAGCCGATAATGCCGCTAAAAAGGCATCGTGGAAGGCCGGAGACCATGAATTAGCCCATGCTCTATGGTATTTAAACGAGAGCTACAAGGCTAATCAACAAGCTATTATTGCACAGTTACCAGAAGAATATCGTAGTTCAGTGCATAATAGGCTTTTAAGCTGGGGGTGTTATGGTCCTAGTGTGATAGAAGATGAAGTTCATGCCTATCTTGCTACAGATACTCTGAGTAAGTTAGCCCAAAGATTTCGTTGGCATATTTTACCTCATGAAGTAGAAATTTGTCATGAAAAGTTAAATCTACAACTACAATTCGCTCTTGGGAGATACTAATGGAAATCTATACTACTGCGGCTGCTGTTCTATCCAAGCTAATTGAAGAGGTCTGGAAAGATGAAGAAAGTATGGTGAAGTGGTTTAAAGAGAAGGTCTTTATTGATCTTGATCGCACCACTAGAGCCAAGATGTTTGTAACAAAACTTGTGGATGAGGCCCTAGTTGCTGCTGGCATGAATTCAGGATCTATTTTGCCCAATGATCGTAAGAGAGTAGCCGCCGTGCTTTCCACTATTCTCAAGGATTTCAATTTAGTCACACAGATCGCTTTGAACCTACAGACTGGCAGTCTCTCCTTTGATCTAGATAAAATGCAGGAAGATTTAAAACCTATTGAATCTAGTTACCCCTCTTTAGAAGAATCCCCATTAGCTAAAAAGGCAAAATACAAGCCTGGAGTGGAAGAATCAGAAAAGAAGTATAATCTGGATTTGGCTCTTATCAAGAACGCTAAAATTGTGGGAGAAATGCAGCGTGGGACTAGCTCTTATAGAATTTCCCCCTTAGGTAAGACTCCGGCATTAGCCGATATCAACAATCTATCCAATTTATCCCCCTTGGCAATTCAATCATATTTGGATGGGGAGCTTTTCATGTTCGATACTTCTCTTGTTTGTAACAAGGCAGGAGTGGCAGAAGAGGGAAATGGGAAATGGACTTCTTCTAGACTAAAATGGCCCATTCAATCAGAGTCCGGTGGTGACATTGTAAAGAAGGCTTTGGCCTCTCGCTATATTGTCTCAAGATTAATTTTTGATCCTGCTATTCTACACTTAGTTCCTCGTTATGAGTCAGTAATAATCCTTAGAGATGCTAAATCAGATGCTCTCGATGAGTTGATTCACGAAGGCTTGGTAACTAAATATGTTAGAACTTAAGAGACTACTAAAAGTTAGATTTGCTTCTAGAAAAGAAAGTGGTTGGAAGGAGATGTGCTTTGAAAAAGGCCCTTCCAATGTTCGAAAAGCTTTTTTTGAACAAATAGGTGATGTCATAAGTGCCGGTAAAAATCCAGAAAAAGCCAGAAAAGTGGCCAATGATATGCTTTTCAACGGTGTAGATGTTTTAGATATAGATATTTTGATGAGGTTAAAATAATGGCCGAGCCCTGTGAATATAAGAATCCTCTGGAGTTCCTAGAGAGTAAACTAGCAGAAGATAAATCCCAGCTATTCTACAATTGGGATACTTTGGAAGTTATAACCCCATCTGTAGAGCTAATTGGGATGGCCCCTGATGGAGAGATGATTATGCGTCATTTGGAGGCTGCAATCCGAACTGCCTACAAGAGCGAGGATAAAATTGGCCCAGACTCCCACTTAAAGATCCTGAAGCACATTCTCAGTCTAAAGCATGAAAGCACATTGGAGCATATCTCCCTATCATTTAGGATTGTCACTTCTAGAGGTGTAACTCATGAATTGGTTAGACATAGAATTGCAAGCTACACTCAAGAGTCTACTAGATATGTAAATTATGGGAAAAAGGCTCCTAAGGTCATCCTTCCCTTCCACCTAGCTACCCGTGATGACAAAGATAAAAATTTTTGGTATTATGCTCAGGTGGAGAGCATCGCTAAATACAATGAAGCCCTAGCTAGAGGATGGAAGCCCCAAGAGGCTAGAGGGATTCTGACCAATGACCTGAAAACTGAGATCGTCACCACCATGAATCTTAGATCACTCAGAAACTTTGCTTCCCTGAGGACCCCAAGCTCTGCTCACCCAGATATGCAGGTAGTGGCAAGAGAAGTTTTGCGTCTTTTATACAACTTGGTGCCATTGCTATTCCAGGATATTCAGGATAAAGTAGAAGCAGTAGCATGGGTTTAATAGTAAACAAATAACTGACTACCAAATGCCTCTTGTATGGAGGTATTTGTTTTGGATATTAAAAATCAAAAATTCGGGTATTTAACAGTTTTATGCCAAGGAGAACCTTACCCTAGTGGCCCAGCTAGGTGGTGGTGCAGTTGTGAGTTATGCGGGAAAGAGAAACTTATTGGGCAAGGAGCTTTGATCAGCGGCTCAAATGTAAGCTGTGGCTGTAAAAGGCAAACTAGGTTACCAGGCAAAGTGTGTCCAAAATGTGGTACCACTTGTGTTAAAAGAGTGTGCCCCCCAAGAGGATACCTTTGCCCCAAATGTAACAACGAACATAGAAGAAACAAATATCATTCTGATAGCCGTTCAATTATGTTGAATAGTGCCCGTAGTAGGGCCAACAAACTTAAAGTGCCGTATAGTCTAGTGAAAGAAGATATCATAATTCCAGAAATCTGCCCTGTTCTTGGGATTAAACTTGAAGTTGGTGATAGGTACTTCCACGACAACTCACCCAGTCTAGACAGGCTTCTGCCCGACATAGGTTATGTTCCAGGGAATATCCGAGTTATATCCTGGAGAGCTAACAGAATTAAGTGTAACGGCACTCTGGAAGAGCTTGAAAAGATTGTTGCTTATATGAAGGTAAATGGACTTTAAGAATCTTGATAGGAGACTATCATGACTTCAACTTTTTTTATCATAGAGGCATCCCATCTCTTCAGAGCGGGTGAGTTATTCTCTGCTCAACTGTACGTAGTGAATGTGATAACCTACCTAGCAAACGAAATATTTGCACCTAGTAGCGGAAGCTGGGTTCTATTTGGCTCTACTAAAGACTCCCAAGCAGAAAAGTATACCGCCGCAGTTGAGAAGACTGGTACCACCGTAATTAGAATGACTCCAATTGATTCAAGACTAAACATTGGAAGCAAGTTCTATAAGCCAGCTACCTACCTTCACGAGATTTTTAAAGACCTACCAAGTGGGTCCAATATTGTTCTAATCGGATTCCACAACACCAGATTTGAAGATATTTTGTTAAAATACAAAAATAAATTCTCCATTTCCATGTGCGCCTTTACCACAAAATCCAAAAATGGCATGGATATGAAAATCCCAGAACATTTTTATCCCTTGTTAAATAAGGCTATTTCCCTTGACAATCATGTAAATGGTATTAAGGGAGAATATGAAAAACAGAAGGAATCAATCGAGGAAGCAATTTAGTATTATCAAGTGAGGAATGCAATAACGGTTCCTATAATAAGGGAGTTGCTACCATGTATTACATCAACGTATCCTCCGAGCAAATTGAGGATTTGAGGCCAGCGATTGACCTCCTAATTCAATTGTGGGGAGAGGATCTTGATAAAGGAGCCCTATATCTCTACGGAATGGTAGATGGCAATTCTCCCATTGTCCCCAGCATGGAAGCCTCAGCAGAAGCTAATAATATTACTTACGGAGTAGTCGCTATTCCGGTTAACTCTGATTCTCTGTATTTTCTAACTGGTTCAGGCTATTCCCTTAAACATGAAGCTTTCGTATACGTCAGTAATGGAGAGATCAGATCCGGTAATTTTGGAGATGCACAAACAGAATCAGTAGTAACCTTGTCATCCTTTACCAAGTTAGCTATTTCCAGTTCAAATACCTTCCTTGATCGTTTCCTAAAACTAGAGAATCCAGAAGCACTTTCATCTGAAAAGCACGGTCCAGATACCAAAGCCGAGAGAAGTGAAGCCGGGACAAACGTTGAACATGGTGGATTAATCCATGAAGAACCAGAACTCCCCGAAGAAAAAATGAGTAGTGTTGAAGGTTCAGTAATGGATATTTGGGCTGAATCCAACATTGAAGACTGGTCTGTATCCGAGCTTTATAAACTACTTCACGGACTCCAAGCAGAGGGGGCAGATAGCGAATCCACCTCTTTCTTTCTCTGGAATGCCTCTGATACTGAGGGCTACTTGATTGAGATTGCTGGTTCACCTGATGCCGCCGCTAAATTGATTGGATCTAAGCTTGGCCTACAACCCCAAGAAATCATAGAAGAAGGCTCTACCATTACAGGAAGAGAATTAGCCTCAGCTATTGAGGCTCTACTTGGTGGGGAGTAACCAATGGCTACTGCAACACTTACTGTTCCAGGGATTGTAATTAACCTTGATATCGCTGAAAAATTTCAACAAGCAGCAACTATGCATGGTCGAATTAAGGTTGAGTTGTGGTATGAAACCGAGAAACCTAAACATTTAAGTTCATTCCTACTACGAGATACCTTTGCCTTTGATGGTAAATTTGTGGAATCTGTATCTGTTCTGATGAGACCAGAAGATGTATTTGATATGTCAGAAGCCTATTGGGATACGCTGGAGAGACTAAAGGATAGTGGTATTGTAACTGCTGATTCTGAGTTCTTTGGCTATGAAATTCGCCTTGAAGATAAACAAACTCTAGCCTGGGTGGTATAAGGGTCCGATAATATTCAGGAGTAAACGCCTTCTAGTTAAGTATAATAGAAGTGACAGACGATTCTGTCCAGCAGCCGCTGGAGGAAGGAACGAGATGAAATGCTCAGAATGTGCCGGAACCGACCACGACAAGCCTTCACAGGTTGATGACTCTTGCCATGAAACACTCAAAGCCCGTGTCGCGGATCTAGAGAACGACCTACGGTCCCTTCTGGACTACGCCGAGCATGGCGACATAACGGGTCGAGGTTGCAGCATCCATCAGGTCAAAGCTGATGCCAGAGAAACCCTCAACCGCAAGTAATGTCCAGGAGTCCCATGAATGCCTACGAATCCCACCCGATCATGATTGACCGTGGCACCTTTTGGCGTTGTGACCACGGCTGTACCTTTGCCATTCCCTGCTGGCGCTGTGGGTTGAAACACCCTATCAAGTTCCTTAGTCACCTTCGCGTTAAGCGTTGATCCTGCCCAGGAGCCACGATGGACTCTGACCTCATCCCCTTTGATTGGTCTTCCGATGCCCATGAACGCAAGTGCCCAACTTGTGGCGCAGAGCCAGGTCAATGCTGTTCCTCCCCGGAGCCGGATCGTCCTGGGTTTGCCGAGGAACACGGCAGACTCATTCACTACAGCCGCGAATAGTTTTTGCCCAAGAGCCAGACAAGGAACTCTAACAACGCACAAAGGAAGTTAAATGAAGACCCTGTTTAAATGTCTATACGGCTCTCACCTTTATGGTGTGGCTCAGCCTACCTCCGATAAGGATTTCAAGGGTGTGTTCACTCAGTCTTTGGATGAGCTTGTCAGTCTTGCCCCCACTAATATCCAGTGGAAGGATGAGGAAAAAAACGAAGAGCATGAAATGTATTACATCAAGGCTTTTGCTGACCTGATGGCTTCTGGTCAGACTGTGGCTTATTCTATGTTATTTGCTCCCCAGAATATGTGGCTGGAGTCTACTCCTGAATGGGAGGAGTTGGTTCTCAACAAGGACAAGGTAGTCTCCAAGGCTCTGAAGCCCTTTGTTGGGTATGCCCGAGATCAAGCTGTCAAATACTCCCTCAAAGGTGAGAAGCTCCAGCTTTTAGATGAAGTGATCTTCTTCCTTAGTGGCTATCCCCCCAACTTCCTCCCTCGACTTTGCTGGGATCAACTTACGGTGGCTTTTACTGGTCGCCCAACGGTTAGATTCTGGACAGATGTCAAGGGTGAGGTGGAGACCCGTTTGATGGAAATCTGTGGTAAATCCTTTGGGGAGACCACCACTGTTAAGCTGTGGTTGGATGCCCTGGTCAAACTTCGCAAAACCTACGGGACTCGCGCCGTGAAAGCCAAGGAGAACGATGGTAAGGACTTGAAGGCCCTATATCATGCGGTACGCATTATAAGCGAAATGAACGAAATCCTTGAGTATGGGACGGTAACTTACCCTCGTCCTGAAAAGGAACTCCTGCTTGACATCCGTAATGGTAAGCTCACTAATGGAGAAGTCAGCAACCTCATTGACGAACTGATGGCAAAGGGAGATAGGTTGTTTGAAACCTCCACTCTCCGAGAGAAGCCAGATTATGAATGGCTGAATCAATGGTATAAGAACACACAAATAAACGCAGTTAGACATGAAATTTTGAAAGTCAAAAATAAGGAGCAGTCATGCACGAATTTTTTAATGTCATGGGTAAAAAAGCTTGGTTCGCTGTTAAAGTCGTTTTTTGGATTGTAACGATTGACATAGCTCTTGGAGCCACCTCTCATGTTATCAAAGACTTTTTCATGATTGGTTGGAGGGCATTTTGATTCCTCCTTGGATCGACATCAAACCTAATGTTCTAGTGGCAAAGCATAGTCTTAGAGTTTCCCGAATTATGGGGATTTCAGGACTGGGTTCTTATTCTACTTTACCTCATAGAAAAATGGACTCTGAAAGCCGAGAGCCTGTACCTATAGTGAACGAGGCGATAGGGCAAAACATTGACACCTTCGCGTAAAAGCCGCTACTCAGCGGCTTTTTTAATTTTAGCACATCTTAGTTTATGAGCTTCTGATATCTTTTTTCTATGTTCTTCTGACTTCGGCTTGCCCTTTGACCCTTCTGATATCTTTTTTCTATGTTCTTCTGACAGGGCTACACCCTTCCTTTTCCTACTCATTTCCGCCCTCTCTTCTTCTGTCCAAATATGCCTAAAACTCACCTTCAGTTGTTCTAATCGTTTAGCATATTTTTCTGGATCGGACTTAATTGCCGCCCACCCTTGCTTAGATCCCTCACTTTTTGCAAGCCTAAGTGTATCGGAATCAATCCTGGTTTTTGCTAATTCTTTCAAAGAGTTGCTCATTTTTTCAATGCTTTCTTTTTTCCACACTCTTTTTGAATTTGCTTCCCCTATTTTCTTCTTCTCTTCCTCAGTATGCCTCCTCAGTTTTCCTCGCTCACTCATTTTTTGTTTTGTATCTGCACTGTGCTTTTTCCCACTCATTGGAGATCCGGCTATCCTTGATATGTTATAACCCCCTTCTTCACTAGACTTAAAGAAATCTAAGAAAAACTGTTCTCTTGTAAGGAGGTCTTCTTTGCCTACAAGTTCTAAAATTTTACAATCGAATGCGTTTGCTCCATGTTTATTCCACGAATTTTGGAGTTTTAAAGAGTGATGGCCTCCTTTTTCTAGGAAATCAAAATGCTTCAGCAGTCGCTTTCTGAGATCCACAGAACTTCCAATGTAGCTTTTTCCAGTATTAGTGTTTAGAATGGCATAAACTCCTGAGACCCCCAAAGCCTTTGGAGTAGATAAGAACGGCATGAACTACCTCCATCAGTATACTTGAAAGTTTGTTTTTACGGGAGTTATATGGATTTCGAAGAAGCAGGTAAAAACCTAATCATAGAAACTAATAAAAAATTAATGGAAGCTAGTAAAGCCTACTACGCTAAGGCCCAGCCCATCATGACTGATGAGCATTACGATTTGCTAGAAAAAGACCTAAAAAGTATGGTGTCTAAACTTCCACAATTTACTGGACTTGCCACGGTTTTAACTAAGGTGGGATCTGACATTGTGGACGATAAGGGTAGAGTTCGTCATTCTAGGCCAATGTTATCTTTAGAAAATCAGTATACTTTTGATAATGTAGAAGCTTTTGTTGACAAATTTCCTGAGGGGGCCGCTTTTGTGGTTGAACCAAAAATTGATGGCGCGAGTTTAGCGGTTCAATACCTGAACCGTCAGCTAGTTAAAGCTGTGACTCGCGGAGATGGGGAATACGGGGAAGATGTGACTCGCCAGATGGTGGCCTCTGATGCCATTGAAGTTACCCTAAATCCCGAATTTTATCCTGACAGTCTTATTGAAGTCCGTGGGGAGGTCTACATGACCACCCAGCAATTTGATGCCATCAACGCAGAATCTGAAAAGAAGTATGCTTCTCCTCGTAACTTAGCGGCTGGGTCTATGAAACTTCAGGATCTTGCTGCGGTTAAGGCCAGAGGTCTGAAGTTCTACCCATGGGATGTCAGCGGGATTCCAGCGGAGTATCTAGCCAAGAAACATCTTAGTGCTGATTTTGCTCATCACCAGATTGTCTACTTCTCCAGAACCATTACAAAAAACTTCAATCCTGACTTTTCTGTCTTCCATACTGCCAGTGAGATGAATAAAGCACTGGATGGACATCTCAGAATCTACCGTGATACTGCTATGCATAAGGGCCGAGGTATCCTCACTGATGGGTATGTCATCAAGGTGGCTTCTCCTACTCTTCGTAAGGAAGTGGGAGTTGGCTCAAAGTGCCCTAATTGGGCCGTAGCGTTCAAATACCCCTCTCAGGGGGCTGTGACCACTTTAATCTCTGTCACTTGGCAGGTAGGTCGTAGCGGAGGACTAACCCCCGTTGGAGAGTTGGTCCCGGTAAACATCGGAGGAGTAATGGTAAGTCGTGCTAACTTGAATAATTGGTCTTGGATGTTGGATAAAGGTATTAAAGAGGTTCCTTGTCAGGTAGAGGTAGCAAGAGGTGGAGAGGTTATTCCTCAGATTGTGCGTGTTTTGCCTTAGCCGCTCTCATCTTCGCTTTTGTTTCTTCCGTGTGCTTCGTTCCTCTACGAAGACTTGGTTTACCTATCTTAGCCGCTCTCATTTTGGCTCTGGTTTCGTCTGATACCAACCCTCCAGTCCTATTCCCCGGCTTACCAATTTTGGCCTCTGATAGTTTCTTCTTATGCTCTTCAGAAAACTTCTTACCTTTTTTGGATCTAGATATATTAATTTTTTTCTCTTCACTGCATGGGCCGTATTTATGACCAAGTTTTGAAGCCGATATTTTCCTACGAGCCTCCTCAGAATGAGGATGCCCCATTAATTTTTTACTTATTAGTGCTTTTGTTTCGGGACTACGAGGACCAGTACCCTGGGCTAGTCTATCAAGGTTATACCCCCTATCACTTTTCCAAGATTCCAGAAATTCTATCCAGAAATTTTCTCGCTCATTTAACTGAGCAAAGTGACACACTTCAAGAATAGAAAATTCAAACATAGAATCACCATATTTGTTCCAAGCAGATTGCAAATGAGGGTTGGAGTGCTTGACCGTCTTTAACGCTGAAATATGCTGATCCTTTCTATGATGTAAATTTACCGTCTGCCCCACATAAATCTTGCCATTCACAAGATTACATATTTTGTAAATTCCAGATGTGAGGTTGTTCATGTTCATATTCTCCTTTATCAAGGGACCAAAAGTCAGTATTTTTAACGGAGGTTACTTTTATGCCAACAATTCTAACTCCCCCAACTGAGTGTCCTTCTTGCGGAGAGCCCATCAAAGAAGAGGCTGACCCAAAGTCCGGAGTGCTTTCCCACACTTGCTATAATGCAAGCTGTCCTGGACGTTTAGCGGCTTATTTGGCCTACATTGCTGGTAGAGATATTCTGGAGATTGATGAACTAGGCCCTGAGACCATCACTAAATTAGTGGAAGATGGCTATATTACTTCTCTCCCCGATCTATTTGAGTTTTCTGATGGTATCGTTAAAGGTATTGAAACCAAAGGCGAAGAGGTTATATCAGCTAAGTTAAACAAGATGGGTTATTCTGGCGCTTTGCTGATTAAGATGGCAAACTCACTTGAGAAAGTCAAGACTCGGGATTGGGATCGTTGGCTAGCTGCTTTGGGTATCCCTGGTATCGCTAAATCCCTCTCCAAGATGCTTTCTATGCAGTTCCGTCTTGGTCCTAACGATATGGATATTCTACCCTCCCTGTTGTCCAAGGGTGACTACTCCATGATTGACGGAATTGGAGAGAAGAAAGAGGCTGAGATTCGTAAGGCTCTCCCTACTCTTGAGCCTATATGCAAAGCTCTGTATGAAGCTGGGGTAAGACCTAAATCCCTTATTCTGCTACAGTCAGATCCAACCAAAGTGCTACCTCTAGCCGGGTATGTGATGTGCATTACTGGTGAGTTCTTGCCGACTGAACGTGAAACTCTGTCTAAGATGCTGACTGCTCTTGGTGCAACAATGAAGACAGGTGTAAGCAAAAAGTTAACTCATCTCTTAGTAGGTGAAGGAGCCGGTCAATCCAAGCTATCCAAGGCTAAGGAGTTGAATCTCCCCCTGCTTAAACGCGACTGGCTAGTTAAGACTCTGGAAGCAAACGGCATGGGCCTAAAAAACGATAGCAAGTTTGAAACAGAATGGGATGACCTATGAGAATATTAGAACATATGGGACATAATTGGGCAGTTGAAGACAGAGAAGAAGTAGCCATAGATATATGGCAAAAAGATATTAGATATCTTTTGCATGACATTCGTATGTATTGTGAAACCCTTCATGGAAGAGTGCATAGCAGATCCCTATTTATGGGTGAAATTAAATTAATTATGGCAGAGGGCAAAGAGTTTGAGATTATTGGAATTGATGAGAAATTTCCCTCTTCTAACACTCCTCTGTACTACAGTGAAGGTGTGGTAAATGAAATAGCTTTCAACTCTAAAGCCAGAACTTGGCTCATGAGAAAATTGCAAAATCAATTAACTGCTCTCAAAGAAGAGTATGCCACATACCTCACCAATCTAAATCTCTTAATTGAAACTACCTCAAGTACAAAACAACCAATTTTATCAACGGAATAAGGAGAAATAAATGAATCCTGTAGTGCTAGCAAGACTCAAGACTAATCTCATATGGGAACATTCGGAAGAAGCCCAAGCGGAAGCCATTGGGATGCTCTGTATCCCCTTTCGTAACGAGAGCAAAGAGGGAGCCGATGAACTATTTCAGGAGCTAAAACGTTTAGTTGAAAGAGTCTAAGGTAAGAAATAATAAACTTTTCGACTCTTTGATGAACATGGAGCTTACTCAATGGCCGTTTCTATTACCTCTTTCGCCGCCGCTTCAGGGACTATTTCCCTAGCCGCTTCCACTACCCTAACTGGTGTATTTGCTGGAGGTGGAGGCTTTATCCTACCCGGTAACATTCCTATCTCTAGTGGAGTGCCTTTTACAGTTACTCCTCCAGTTACTACTACTTACACCCTATACGTCACTGATGGCCAGCCAGTTCCTACCCATGCAACTGCAACCGCTACAGTAACGGTTACTATCCCAGCTACTAGAAAACTAACTATAAGTGGTGGTGGGGGAGTTTTGGTAGGGGTCAATAATTACTTCTACAACGGACCAGTCTGGAACATCATTGTAAATCCAGATCCGTTCTGTGAAACCGACCACATTGCTCATACTAATGAGAACACCATCTTATACGATGTGACTATCAACAATTCTGAAAACCTACAGATTCTGGGTATGACTGATTTAAATACACTATTAGCACAGTTCGGCCTTTCTTGGGCCTAATTTGTCAGTAATAGGAAGTTAAAGGAGTTTTAATGAGTTCGTTTGAAATCCGAAATCTGCTCGGACTTAGGGATGGTAAGAGAATCTACATGATTGATCAAAATCATGTGTCCCAGGAAGAGTACGAATACTGCCAAGTGCTGAATCAAGTACTGTGGGGAGACAAAGGCATGGTGGAGACACTAGGGCCTACTTGGAATATGATTCTTGATCCTCGTTTTGAGACCATTGAAAACCAGTTTGTCATTGATAGGGCCGCTGTTTTCGGTGGTGATGCTAGACTAGGCAAGCAATATGTAGATAGCAACTCCATCATGAGTCATTCGATGGCCGAGCTAGAGACCTATTCTGAGATTCTAGGAGAAGGTCGCCACTTCCGCAAAATGATTATGGTTGACGGTCTAGATCCTCAAGAATTTCATAAGCAGCCTTCTGAGGTTCTGTGGAAATATATCCATCAAGAATGCCCCAACTATTTTGATAATGTAAAGGGAGAACCTAATAAAGTTGCCCTTAGGTTATTCTCTTTGTTTAGGTCTGATCTAGTTGGACTAGTGGATGATTATGCAGAACTACCTCTTCTGAATGAATGGGTGAAAGTGGAGACCGGTGAAGTAGCTAAAGAAGCTGACTTCAACCAGACCCACGAAGAGCCCTTGGTATTCGCAGAAATTGACATGCTTGAAAGAGCGTTGACAATGCGCTCCTCGCTTCGTGTTACGGCTGTTAAAATTCTAGATAAGAGTGGCATCATGAAGATGCTTGAGAAGAAGTATGAATTAACTGATTATGAAGTTGATCACGTTCTTAAGATCATCTATACTCTACCCTATGATAAGCTCTATGAAGCCCCTGCTAAAGTGATGGATTATGTTAACAAAATTTCTGTAGTCCCTTACAAGACTCGTGTAGAAACAGAGAAGACCACATTCTCCGCTATTTCAAAAGACACAATTGCTAAACTAAAAAGTGGGGAATTGTCTACTATTTCTCTGAATGAACAAGAGGAAATTCATCGTGACCTCACCCCTGAAGAGAAGCAAATTGTGGCCATTAAGGAAAATCCTCAGCGTCTAGAACTATTCATGCTGTTGGTTGAAGCAGAGATGCACAAGGATATAGCTACTATTGCCCTACTACAGCCCATCATTGATGACGTAGATATTGTTGTAACCGATGAAACAGTTGCAAGTATAAAAGCACAATCACTGAAGAACCGCACTGCAAGTGCAATAAAGAATGTAATTGGCCTAAATTAGCGGGTTGCCCTGCTATGCCAAAACCGATTTTTGGAATCTAGAAGTGAGGGGCGCATTAGTGCCCACTTAACAGGAGAACCTCTTGGTAGAACTACAGAAAGAAAAGAAGCTAGGATTTAGCGAGGTAGCTCTGCTATCTGAAAGATCCAAAAAGTATGACCCCACTGCCACCATAGCAGAAATCGTTACCGACATCAGGAGACTTCAAGAAGAATTCCCGACTAGGACGATTTCTCGTGATTTTTACAGAGTATATGGCAAGTATTCCGATGCAACATGGAATCGTCACTTCGGCACTTGGTTAGAAGCCAGAAGGCAAGCAGGTATTGAGCTTAATCGTTTTCAGCATACTCTTGAAAGAGATATTGCCAAACACGCCCACCTAGACATTTATAGACAATTTCAAAAAGAGCAAGTAGACCCTTGGATTGGCAAGTATGAAGTTCCGGATAACGGTCAGAGATTTAAGAAGATCATGATGTGTTCCGATCTTCATGATAAGGAGCTAGACCCCTTCTGCTGGTCTGTTTTCTTAGACACTTGCGCGAGAGTAAAGCCTGATATTATTGTACTTGCAGGCGATGTCTTCGATCAGGGGGAATTTTCTAGGTTCGATCAAGATCCGCGTAACTTCAGCCTCAAAGAAGCTTTTGAGTTTGTGAAGACCAAAATCTTCAAGCCCCTCAGAGAGACATGCCCTGATGCACAAATTGATTTTATCATAGGAAATCATGATTGGAGAATCATCAAGTTCATAGCTAACAAGAGCCCCAATCTAAAGGTAATTCTCTCTGATGTAATGGGCCTAACACTAGCCGATATTTTTGGTCTTCCAGAATTTAAGATCAATCTAGTATCAAGACTTGACCTATCAGCATTCTCAGCCTCTGAGACTCGTAGTGAGATTAAGAATAACTTCAAGATTTATTATGACTGTCTTGTAGTAGATCACCATGGGCAACAGACTTTTGGTATGTCCGGATGCTCTGGCCACACTCATAGAACTAATATGACCTCTTCTGCTAATCTAGTCAGAGGCCCCATTCATTGGATCACCATGGGATGCCTAAGTAACATCGACTTTGAATACCAGGAACGTATGAATAAATCTCATCAATCCTTCTGCCTGTGGCACATTGACACTAAGACCAAGCAGTGCCAACCTGAACATTTCATTTTCACTGATGAGATGATCGTGGTTGCTGGTAAATATTACACGAGGAACTAATGACTTGTATTGTAGGAATAGCCGCTAAAGGCAAAGTATGGATGGGAGGAGACTCCTGTGCCTCTGATGGGTCTGAGAAGGTCATTAGAAAAGATCCAAAGGTCTTCATCAAAGAGGATTTTCTTATCGGCTATTCTGGTTCATTTCGTTTGGGTCAAATTTTAAAATATAGATTTGATCCTCCAGTTAAGCGAGATGAGCAAGAAGATTTTGAATACCTTGTAACTGATTGGCTAGACGCCCTAAGACATACCTGCAAGGGATCGGGTCTGACTAAAATAGATGATAATGAGGAAAGTGTTCCTGGGGGAGCTTTGATTGGCTACAACGGAAGGCTGTATGTTTTAGAAGAAGATTTTCAGATTGGAGAACCAAAATGCAACTATTATGCTATAGGCTGTGGCTCTGGTGTCGCGTTTGGTTCATTATACACTACAATGCTACTAACAAAGAGAATGTTGCCGAGAAGAAAAATACAGCAAGCTCTTGAGGCTGCAACTACATATGCGATGGGTGTAGAGCCCCCCTTCACTATTTTATCTAACTAAATGGCTTTTCATCTCCTTTGTATATGATAACGTCCTCTTACACCCTAGATATAAGTGAGTTCCGAGAAGAAGGGGCCACTGTCCATGTTCGATGCGTGGCAAATAAAGTTAAGAACAGATGGGAGTGCTACTTGGATCAAGTAGATGATCTGCATCCAAGAGAGTTGAAGGCTGTAAAAAAGACTTTAAAACCCATATTCTTTAAGGAATTAGAGGATAAAGGTATAACTGACTATCACTGGCAGGGGGACAAAGAGTCTTCCTTATTGCAATATAACATTGGAGACCCAGTTAAATATAACGGGGAAGACTGTATTATCGTATATATACTGCCAGAAAAAGAAAAATGTGGGTTAAAGAGTAATAGTGGTAGGCTTCTTAATAATGTATGCTTCTCTGAAATAGGGGAAGAGCTATTAAAGAAAAAGTAGGAGTGAACCTACTACCAGCTTAGTATAATGGGATTGAAGGAGATTTATTTTGATTTGGGCTACCGCAGATACTCATTTTGGACACGAGAGGATTATTGAATTGGCCGATAGGCCATTTCGATCTGTGGAAGAGATGAATGAGAAGCTCATCGAAAACTACAATGCAGTTGTTGGCCCTAGGGATACTTGCTATCACCTTGGAGATGCCTGTATGGGTAAGTTGGCTGATTCTCTTCCCCTCCTCCAGCGGCTAAATGGCAATAAGATACTGATCCTGGGTAACCATGATCGTCCCTCTGTTGCCTATCACCACAAGAAGCCTGAAGCTAGGGAGAAGTGGTTGAGGAGTTACCACGAGTATTTCTTGGTTATCCAGGAGACACTCACCCTTCCCCTCTGCTCTGGAGAAGATGTTTTGCTTTGTCATTACCCTTATCTTGATCCTGAGTTCACTGATCATGCCTATGAAGGCCGTTATGAGGCTTTACAGCCTGTTAACGAGGGTAAGTGGCTCATTCATGGCCATGTTCATGGTCAATGGAAGTTCAAAGGCAAGCAAATTAATGTCGGGGTAGATGTGTGGCAGTACGCACCCGTAGCATTAGATACTGTGCTAGATATCATAAGGGATAACCCAAATGGAGTCAGCTAGACGCTGCACAAAATGTAAGGAACTTAAATCCCTTACTGACTTTTATAGTAACAAACATCGTGCTGATGGGTTATGTCATTGGTGTAAAATATGTTTGGGTGTTTATGCAAAAAGCAAATATCACAAAATAAAGGCAATGGACAAGCCAGATCCTGGCGTCAAGCAGTGTAGGGCTTGCAGAGAGACCTTAGCTACCACTAATTTCAACAAATTAAAATGCAGAAAAGATGGATTTAACGATTATTGCCGCTATTGCATGAGAGTAAACCATGCGGTTAAAATGTATGGAGAAGAGACTAGAGATTTTTTCAAAATTGAAAACCGTCAATGTAAAATTTGTCATATTGCTATTACCCCGGATACTTGGCATATTGATCATGATCACCAAACAAACAAGGTCCGAGGTATCCTTTGTGCCAAGTGTAATAGGGGCTTAGGGGCTTTTGGTGATGATTTAAACCTAATTAAAAGTGCAGTTACCTATTTAGAGAATTCTACAGTATTGAACATCATAAAGGAAAATCCAAATGGATGCCCAAGTTAATACCCGAAGAACTGATTCAAGTGCCGTAAGTGGTTGCGTTACATTCCCCATAGAGGGTGAGTATAGAAATACGGCGCTTGGTGGCATGTATGTTCAATTAGTAGCCATTGAGAAGAGGTCCGAAGCTGAAAACTGGTGGGATGACGCTTTCCTTATCTGCTTCGGTGGGTCCAACACTACCTTGGACTACCAAGAATTTATGGCTGGCACAGACACGCTTGTTGATACTTATGTTCCTTACACAGAGGAAAATAAGGAAAAGTGGTATGAATTACGAGCTAAAGTAGCCGATGCCACTAATCTTATCTACCCCCGTTTCTTCACTGAAAAAGCAAAGGGTCAATATCAATCAGTTCCAGTATTGGCGGCTGTTATTCTAGGATCTACTGGTGCTACATGGATGAAGGATCTGAACTACTGGAGATGCACTTACGATGATCTTGATCTTCAAGGTAGAGCCCTCTATGATAGTATCAAGGGACTGTATGGGGATAAAGCTGAACTACATCTAATCACTTGGGTTGATGAGGGATAAAATGACTCTTATTTGCTATACTTCTCAGGATGTGGTTTACCCTGATAGGACTTTTGAAGCCGGGTCAGTGGTTAAGGTGCTTTCGAGGGCTGCTGCTTTTGATAAGAATCCCCTTCTGGCTCAAAAGGAGCTTTTCTCAGATGGGGTATTCGTAGTTTTCTACGCTGACCCCAAACATAAGTTGAGGACCATGACTCTTGGTAAGGATGGGACGTTAACTATGATCAAGCCTTTTTCTTACTGGCTCTGTATTAAATCTGCCGCTAAATGGGTGTTCAGTTCACCCAGAACCTATCTGCTTTTTCCTATAATTCCAATTATTGCTGCCGTAGATTACTACGAAGCACAAGACCCCGCGCTTTTCTAAGGAGAAATACCCCGTGACTCACACCCTTATCACCTCAGCCAACGTTTGGGGTCATAGGTATCAGCTAGCTTTTATCCAAGTCATGAAGGCTTGGGAGGAATATAGGATGGCTCACAAGAGTCAGTTCAGGGGCGATGATTATGCCCGAGCCGTGGAGTTCATGAGGGATAAAAATTATCGCCCTCTCGTAGCTGCTATGGTTTATCATATTCAGGACTCCAAATTGGACGAAACTGATGTAGAGGATATGCTTGTGGAACTAGCGGAGACTGATAATGTCGGTTAGAGAAGTAGAATCTGAAGCACGATATATTGAACTGGAAAATCTGATCGCCTCTACTAGTCCAGATGATATGGATGGGGTCTTAGAGGAAATGTATCGTTGTTGGGGGGATATGACTGATGAGGCTTGCGATAGGGCTAAGACCAGAGCTTCCATAAAGAAAAATAAGACTAGAATTACTCCTCCCACAGTATAATATCAGAAGGAGGGCTAATTTGAGTCGAATTAAATACATTAACCTTGAAGATACCGGTATTGTGATTTTTGGAAATCACATCCAGCATTCTTCGATGGCTGGTATGTTCAGTCACGAAAAGGTAATTGGGGCCGGATTTGTTACTTTTGGTGATGAGCCAGAAGTTTATGGGGAGTCTGTTAGTTTGAATATCGCTTCAACTCCCAATTGTCAGGTACGCTTGGACAGAATGGTAAAAGGACATTAAATGAAGTATTTATTGATTCTATCTCTTTTAGTAGTTGCTGTGTCATTGGCTGCTTTGTGGGTCATTTCCCATTTGATGCTAGTCCTGACAATCTTAATCCCCGCTGGTATGGTTGCCAGTTTTTGTGCTGGGCTTATTATTGGTAAGAGGGGTAAATGAAACTCGTGGGTAAAGAAAAAGCCGCTTATGAGAAACTCAAAGAGCTTGGGGTTTTCGATATAAAAGGAAAGTTATTTATCAATGGCATTCTGGTTAAGCCTATGGACTGGGATGGATTGGCGTTCCCAAAAGGTATTAAAAAGATGACCATTAGAGGTATAACTGTAGCTCCCCGTTTCATTCCAATGATGATTCGTAATCTTCATATTGAACTTGCAGGCGGTTCAGAAGTGAGAATTTACACAAAGGGCTACTAATGCAACTTCAGACTAAAATCGTGGCTGCTGCCGTTCTATACAAAGATGTGATCTTCTCTATGCCAAAACCGGCTAGGCATCACACTATTATCCACGCTATGCATTTTATGGGGCTCCCTCCAGGGATTCAAGGAAACCAAGGGTTTCTTTTAGATAACGGTCACTATATTAGCAGAGATTTGGCCGCTGCCCTAGCCCTTTCAAATGGTCAAGTGGAGAAATTGTCAGCCCCTCCCCTTCTTTACAGCGAGGATTTATGGTAGAAAAATTTATGAGGCTCAATGTAGACTACAGTCCTTTTTTGACTGAACAGATTCATGCCGAAAAATTTGCTGATATTGCTCCTAAGAATTGGCATCCTAACCAAAATCTCAGCTATATAGCCCAACTCACAACTAAAGACATTGGCACTAAAATTAGACCAGGATACAGAGATGGAGTGCTTAGAATTACTTTGCCCCCCGCTGGTTGGAAATCGCGTACAGTAGTCGTTAATGAGGATACTATCTTTCAAACCACTATGGAGTCCAGAGTAGTTGGAGAAACGCCTAGAAAGACTACCAGAGCCATCGTAGAAAGTCTCCCAGATGCTGCTTTAGTGGAAGCTATTCTCTATAATCGTTCTGTTCTGGAGGAGAAGGACGAACCCCGCTCTGGGGCCGAATGGGACTTTATCACTATTTTGACTCACCCTACTGACTTCCCTGCACCTATGAACGTGGGTACTTTGATGGCTAATCATTTTGGGGCTGATGGTGGCTCCAATACTCTTATGTCCCCCGAAGCCTTTGAGAAGGCCCTGAAAGAGTCTTATGACTACTGGAAGGACAAGGCCCTGGCTACGGTTAATACCAGAGCTTTCAAGTCTACCACTATTTGGGCCAGATTAGAATCTGCTGGAATCCAAACTAATGTGCTTGCAGATGCTTATGACTGGGCCATTGATGTTGAGGGTGAACTCTATGGGCTCATCGCAGGGGATCAAGGTTACGAGAAAACTGGCATTAAACTGAATGAGACCGATACTAAGATTTGGAATATGGGAGTTAATCAATATCTCCATAGTGATAAATACTTAGACTGAAATCAGTACTGCCTTAGTATAATAGAGGTGAGGCAGTAAAATGAACCCTGAAACCGTAATAGAATATACAATTGAAGATGTAAAGCCTGATTTAAAGGCAATGTTAGCTGATCTTTGCGAAGCCACTGCCATTGATATGCGCCAGACCCGCCTAGAAGCCATTCTCCGTAAGCGTTTCCCCACTCGTTTGATTATCGAGCGTAAAGTTTGGCCCTCTTTCACTGCTGATGCCTGGGAGACTGTGAATTTCCTGGTGGTCTTTGGTGAGCAAAAGGACCATTTGCTCATCGGGGCTCATTACGATGCTGTCCCCAATTGCCCTGGTGCCAACGATAATGGTGCAGCAGTCATCCAGCTTATTGAAGCGGCTAGCCAATTGCAGGACTCTGGTAAAGAGCCTAATATCACCTTTTGCTTCTTTGATCATGAGGAGATTTTTGGTTCTGAATGCATGGGATCTAAAGTCTACACTCAGATGCACAAGGACAATCTGCCCCTCCAGTCTATCATCTTTGATGTCACTGGAATTGGGACCACCTTCTTCGTTTCTGGTTATGACGATACTGGGCTGGTCTATGATCTTCCTAGCCGCAAGACCCCTCCGTCTGACAACTTGAATATGATTCGTATGCAGATTCCCACTGCTTTAGTCTGCGCTCTTCCTGAAGAGGAGTTCTATGACAAGCACCCTGTTACTTGGAACACTCTCCACACCCAGAACGATAGTCCTGAGGATGTATGGGATGACGCTCTGGATGGTGGTGTGGAATTGCTGGGCCGTATCGTCAATCGTTTCACCAAGCAGCAAGCTGGGTATTTTGCCGTAGTAAATCTGGTCCGTGACGCAGTATAATAACCTTGGAGGCGTTTCTATGTCCACTCAACGCGAATGTATTTCCGCTTATCTGAAAGCCAATGGCTGGAGGGAAATTCCTTCTCGCAGCACTAAGTATCTGGTCTTTGCAGAAGACCACGCCGCCCACCTTATTCACTATTTCGTTGGCAAATCTGGTGGACTTCGCCATGGTAAGACTATTGCCGATTCCTTCTCTGTCCCCGATACCCGCAGGAATTTGTGGATTAACGAGGGCCGAAAGATTCTAGCAGAAAAGCCCTGAGCCCCAGTATAATAGCAGCAGGAGAACTCATGCAAGTTCCGCAACACATCATTGACCACATGAAAGAACTGAATGACCGAGCCGCAGGGTTTGGTGGTCATGTCTATCTAGTTGGCGGGGCTGTTCGTGATCTAATGTTGGGGAAGACCCCCAAGGACTTCGACTTTGTAACCAACATGGACCCTGATCGTGTTGAGGGTATGGGCTATGAGAAGGTCGGTAAAGCTTTCCCTGTCTTCCACACCGGAGTTGGTGAACTGGCTTGCACTCGCACAGAGCGCAAGACTGGTGTAGGCTATACTGGGTTTGAAACCAGCTACACTCCCTCCTTCAAGGAGGACTGTCTGCGCCGTGACCTGACTATCAATGCAATGCTGTGGCACCCTGATATGGGTCTGGTTTGCCCTATTGAGAGGTCTGCTCATGATATGGCTAACTTGCTGCTCCACGCTTGTTCTGAAGCATTTGCTGAAGACCCAGTTCGTGTTTTGAGGGTAGCTCGTTTTGCTTCTTCCGGAAACTGGACTGTTACCCATGAGACTTATAAGCTGATGGCTGTGGCCTCTAAGGAATTGTATGCAGTTCCGGCTGACCGTATCCGTGGAGAACTGGAAAAGGCCAAGAATCTGAGAACGTTCATGTGGGTGCTGAACCAGAATATTGAGGTGGCTAGAGCAATTAAGGAATGGCTCCCCATTGGTCCCTTTTTTGTGGAGGGCCGAGATTACTCTTGGAACATGTATATGGTTGAGTTTTTCTGTGCTATCCCCAAGAGTATCCGTGCCCAGGCACTGAAAAAATTGGGTTATAGTGACTCTTATAATAATGCTTGTAGCCTGTTTGATATGATCACTCGCTGGAAAAAAGAAGGCCCCGAAGCTGATGATTTGATCAGTATTAGCAAGGGTATCAAACGTGGTATGCCTTTGGATTGGCTCATGGTCATGCCACGAGACCTGACTAATTTGGTAGTGGACTTGGATTTCTTCATCAAGCAAAACATCAAAGAGGGCATGTCCGGAACTCAAATCAATTTTATGATTAGTCAAGCTGCTCGTAGTCTCATCCCATAGGAGAAATAATGATTTGGATCGTAGTTGCTATCGTTGGACTGGCTGCAATTGCGGCTGGAGTTTGGTATCAGGTTCATAAGACTGATCAGCCTATTACTGATCTAATGGCTCCAGTTTACCCGGAGATTATCAGTTCCTATGATACCCCAGATAAGCCAACTGTGCTAGTCGTTCCAGTGAGCAAGGATATTCCTCCTTACGCTGCTGCCACGCTGGGCAGGAAGCAGTCTTTTTGGGGGACTCCTAAGACAAATGTAGTAGTAGAAGAGGATGCTGGCTCAGATGATTTGATGGATCTGGCTATCGGAGTTACTGCTGCCGCTTTAGTGAGTGATATTCTTACTGATTCCTCTACTCCCGATCCAACACCAGATCCCACTCCTGAGCCCTATGTCCCCATTTCCATTGAGTCTCATAGTGATTGGGGAGAGCAGTCTTCAAGTTCTAGTGATTGGGGGGACTCCTCAAGCTCTAGTGACTCCTCAAGTTCTAGTTGTGGGGGCAGCGATGACTAGAACGATTATCATTGCAACTGAAAAAGAATTGGGGTCTCTCCCCTTAACCCAAACTCACAATGCTTCTTTAATCGTTGTGACTGAAGGTGGCCGCTATAGAGTTCTAAAGAGTCGTTTTACTAAATCAGGCCAAGATTTGAATCGTGAAGGATTTAAAGATTTCATGACTTCTTTCTTGGATTATATTTAAAAGGATCAATTTCCCCCTATCCCTGGTATAATAGAGGTAGGGGGATTTCTCCGTTGACTTGGAAAATAGTAGCTATTACTGATACGCATAATCAGCACGAGGTTCTGGACGGTAAGCTGCCAGAGGGGGATGTGATTGTCCATGCGGGTGATGCTACAGATAAGGGGACTCTTGATGAATTAATCCCCTTCTTCGATTGGTATGGTTACCTCCCTTACAAACACAAGATTTATGTGCCGGGTAATCACGATTACCACATTGACAGGGAGATCATTCAGATCCTCTGTAGAGAAAATAACATCATCTATTTGCAAAATGATGGACGGTTCCTTCAAGAAGATGGCAAGAAAGACCTATTTGTCTATGGAGCCCCCGTTCATCCTAACTTTACAGATGATACCAAGGATCTTCAGGATCTTCATCAAGAAATCCCAGATGAATTGGATCTTTTGATTACCCATGTTCCTCCGTACGGAATGTTTGATGAGGTCTGTGAAGATTTTAAACAGAAATGTCTGGGTAACTACCAACTCCTGCAAGCGGTTCAGAATAAGAAACCGAAGTATCATGTATTTGGTCACGTTCATCCAGGTTATGGTCGCGGAAGGCGGGGGGATACAGTATTTGTAAATGCCTGCATTTGCGATAATCGTTTGAGGCCGATCAATGCACCAATCATTTTTGAAATTTAAGGAGAAAGTATGACTAAAATTGACTACAGTAAGTCAGAAAGCTTCATTGTTGAATATCCTGGCCGAGAGCCCTTCTATATCAATCCCAATCTGTGTAAGAAGCAGAAGATTACCCTAGAAGGATTGGGGGAACTCAGGACTCTTCACCTGGGGGTACAAAATATTCTAAATGCTATGGAGCATACTGATGACGTAGGAACTCTAAAAGTTCTTAATATGGAATGGAAGAGGCTTCAGTTTGAACTCCAGCAAGTTTGGGGTTTTGAACAGAATGCCAATTTCCATCACTGGTATACTGTGCCTAAATGCCGTTGCCCTAAGATAGACAATGCAGAACGTTGGGGGACTGGCTATGGGATTGTCAGTGGTGCTTGCCCTATTCATGGAAATTCTGACTAATCATTTCTAATGTGTAGGTGATTATGAATATGGACCGCTCCAAAGTAATGGCCGCTCTAGAAGCCGTAAATGCCGTTTTAAAGGCCAAGAACCAGAAAGCTACTGTGGTTATCACTGGTGGTGCTGCCATCATGTTCCAGTTCCCAGACTTCCCCAGAGAGGTCAAGGATCTAGATGCTGGGTATATGTCACCCGAGTTGCAAGCTGCTGTGGAACAAGTGACCTGGGAAATGGATCTATCTGATGACTGGTTCAATGATACCAGTAAAGATTACTATGCTCCCAAGAAAGGCCAGACAGTTCCAGGCCCTCAATTTTCAAATCTCAGTATAGAATTACCCTCAAAGGAATATCTTCTATGTTTGAAGATCATGTCAGGAAGGCCAGAGGAAAAGGCCAACGATCCTGTTGATGTTGGCTTCTTGGTTACGCATATGCCTAATATCAAATCAGAAAAGGATTGGCAGGATTTATATGTCAAGTTCTTTGGAAAGAAGGATTGGAAGCCCTACACGGCTGAAGCTGCTAGATTGGCCATCGAAGCTAAGGGTGGATCTAAGACCTCTGATTTAAAAACAGAAAAAGGGACTCCTATTAGAAGATCCTATTTAGGGGTGGGTAAGGACATTGGGGGCGCTATCTATCTCCATAGGAACTATAAAGGTTCGCTTCCAAACCAAGAAGCCTTGGCTAAAGCAGAGGAGATTGCACTAGTCAGTCTTCCCAATTATAACGTCATTAAGTGGAATAAAGATGGAACTTACACCTTTTTCGAGTCCCCTGATTTTGATACCGCTGATGAACCTGTAGCTGGTAACTACGTTGTAGTTAAGTCAAATGGTGATCATAAAAATGGTAGCACGGCTGCTATTTGGCATCACAAATGGTTATGGGTAAAAGATGATTACACAGGATTTGATGTCAATGCCGCGAAAGAACATAGCAAGAAATGGCTGGCTATTCCAGGGATTGACTTCAATAGGATTGGGAACAAAGAATATTGGGAAACCAATGTAGTTCCTAAGATTGGGAAAATCGCTAAGGCTCCGTATAAGCTTCAGGATTTTGAGGGCTTCCAGATTCTTATCGGACGTTCTGCCATTGAAAACGACATTTTATCTCTTGAAGTAGCTAATTCTAATGATTTTTGGTTCCATGTCGCAGGGGCTCCAGGCTCTCATATCGTAGTTCGTAATCCAGATAACCTCAAGGAGCTACCTGGGCCAGTCATGCAGCAAGTCAAACAATTAGCTATACATAACTCCAAAGCTAGAGGAACTGATGCTGAGGTTCATTGGGGATTTGCCAAAGATGTGAGCAAGCCTGAGGGCTCTGCTGATGGGGAAGTCAACATCGCCAATTGGAAAAAGGCCGCTTTAGATATGCCGCCTGAACCTCCAGCTATGGTTCAGCAATCTCTACCTACTTGGGTAAAGAGCCCCACAACTCCCACATCTTTGGGGTTTGTCGCTCAAGAAGCAGCTAACTCTCTTGGAGATGTGGGGTTCCAGAGGAAAGCTTTAGCAAATTCAGGTCCAATTGAATTTGCTAATAATTTAGTAGATGGCTTTAAGAAGAAGGGCATTTCAGGTTTTGACCATAATCAAGTTGTCAATTGGCTTGTTAAACATATTAGTATAACAGAGTATTATACTAATAAAACAGATGGAATTATGTATGCTCACTTAGAATTAGAGAAAAAGTATTATGATGGGCTCGTAAAAATATTGGAGAAGAAGTAGGCAGAGCCGCAGTATAATAGGTCTATGAGCGAGACTTTCTTCAAGTCCGTGGGGACTCTCCACTACGACCATGTACCTGGCTACGGGTACCGACTCGTTTTGAATATTGATAAGGGTATCGGTCTCTTTTACAAGTCCCTCATTCCCAAGTGGTTCAAGGCCAATGGACAGCGTTACGATCCCCACATCACTGTGGTCCGTTACGAGAAGCCCAAAAATCTCAAGGCTTGGGGTAAGTATGAGGGTGAGCGGGTAGAATTCACCTACAGCAACTACATCTTCCAGGGTAAAGTCTATTGGTGGCTGGATTGCTTCTCCACTCGCCTTGAAGAAATCCGAGCAGAACTTGGACTTCACAACGCTCCATTGTCCCCGGAATATCATGATCCCATTGAGGGTTTTGAAAAAACATTCCATAGCACAATAGCAAACAGCAAAGATATTGCATGAAAACATCTGGCATCTATAAAATAACAAACTTCGTAACCAATAAGGTGTATATTGGGTCATCTAAAAATATTCCTCGCAGATGGGCTTACCACAAAACAGGACTTAAGCACAATAAACACGCTAATCCACATCTTCAGGATTCTTACAATAGGTATGGAGACACATTTAGTTACGAGGTAGTTTTATATTGTGACGAAAGGGATCTGCTGTTATTTGAACAACGCTGCTTGGATGTGTATTGGGATGGTGGGGTGCAGTGCTATAACATAAGTAAAGACGCCCTAGCCCCAATGTCAGGTAGGAAACACTCTGAAGCTACTAAATTGCGGTATTCGATTGAGAGGAAAGGAAAACAAAAATCTGAAGAGGCTAGGGAAAACATAGCAATAGGTCAAATAGGCCATACCCTGTCAGCGGAAAGTAGGCAAAAGATATCCGATGCTAACAGCGGAAGCAATCATCCACGATTTGGCAAAACCATCTCAGATCAGAACAGGCTGAGCCTCACACTAGCCGTGCAGGGAATGGCTTCCTATGCGGCTAAACTTACCGATGATCAAGTTAGAGAAATTTTTATTAGTGAAGAGCCTGGAGTTGCCTTAGCAAAAAAGTATGGTATCAGCCCTAGTATTGTCTGTTGCATCCGAAAAGGTAAACGCTGGAAGCATGTAACCCAAAGGAGGAAGCGATGAAGTTCAAGAAAAAGCACATTGGAATCAGAATCGAACCCCGCAAATGCACTGCCTGTAGTGGTTCTGGAATCTACGATGTCACTGGAAGTCCTAAGTGTGGCTGGTGTAACGGAACTGGCCTAGAACCCATCCCAAATAAAGGAGGTAAGCGATGAAAAAGAAAACGCTTAAGGCCCATAAGAATGCGGCTCGTTTGTCGCTTTTGGGTGTTATCATTAATACCTCTACCCAGGTGCTGAAGAATAAGAAAAAGATTGTGAAACCCTTTGTCCTGAAATCCTTTCAAGACTAGTATAATACCATTGGAGGCAATAACATGACAACCATTCTTGGACTTAATACGGCAGCTTTTGCTCTTTTGACTCTCTGCTGGTCTAGCCGGGGTTGGAATACGCTGATCAAGTTCATCCTGGGGACTCTCGCCGTTGTCAATGGCGTCCAGTTTCTCATGGCTCTCGGCTATATCGTTAGGAGCTAGTTATGTGGACAAAGATTTGGGCCTTCCCCGCTCTCGCTACCTTACTCTTCCTATGGGGTTATATGACCATCGGCTACTTTGATGCCGAGATTCGCCCCACTTATGATAAGCATGGAGGATTCTTTCCCATGTTCTTGTTCTGTATTCCAGTAGCGGCCATTTGGCCCTACACTCTGGTCAACCTGCTCTATTTCATCAGAAAGACGGAAAAAGAAAATGAAAAAGTCAACTAAGCTGTATTTGACAAGTGTGGGTATTGGGTCCGCTGGGATTTTTATTGTTAGTTTTCTTCTTGGTCCACACGCTCTTCTGAAGTCCATAGCTTGGTTTACAGCCATGCAGTGTGCAGCTTTCAATGTGTATTATGGCATGAAGTGGGCAAATTCGAATACGGAGGAAAAGTGCGAAAAGTCATCTTGATGGTCGGAGCGCCGGGTTCTGGAAAGTCCACCTGGGTCAAAGATCATATTAAGGATATTAAGGAAGAGAACCGAGCCATTGTCTCGGCGGATCACTATTTTGAGGTGGATGGAAACTATGTCTTTGATCGAGCTAAGTTGTATATGGCGCACCAAACTTGCCAAAGCCTTTATGTGGATGCTCTCGTTGCTGGCAAAGAGTTGGTGATTGTGGATAACACTAATACCACTGCCAGGGAGCGTAAGTTCTATGTTGAAGAGGCCCGTAGCCGTGGCTATGAGGTCTGGATGGATGTTATCAAGGGAGAAGCTGAACTCTGCTTCCAGCGTAATGTCCATAAGGTTCCTTTGGAATCTATTCAGCGTATGATTGCTCGTATTGATGTTCCCTATGGGTTTAGCGAGGTGGTATGACTAAGCTAGAAAAAGCAGCTATTCAATCACTTCGCAATATCCTCAGGAGAAAGGCAGAACATGCAGCGGCTAGAGCGCATGAAGCTAATTGGAGCAACAATCCAACAGACGCTTCGTTCTATAATGGAGTGGCCTCAGGTTATTTGTGTGCAGTTGTTGAACTGGATGGAATGCTCAATTTTTTGGAAAAGAGGTAAGCCAATGTTATACAATATCGGACTATTTATTCGCTACTGCTTCATGATTTTATTTGGGGCTCAAGGAGAGTGGAAGACTCTAGAGAAATACTCTATTGGTCGCCGTTGGTGTAATACCACTCAAAACAATGATTGGACTTCTCATGAACCCGAGGTGAAAGTCAAAGTAGATGGGGATAACAAAAAGTTTTGGTTTTCTCGTGCTGAGCTTTTGGCTAAAAAGCATATGAAACCTAATTTCAGAACTTTTCGTGAAGAGGGGTCCAAGGGATGAGATATTTATTTTCCTTGCTCGTTTTAGTTATGTTGGTTGGGTGCAATAACAACGCCACCTCTGCCTATTACTGTCGTAAAAGTGTGGAATCAACTTTTCCAAATAGCGAAATTTCACTTTCTCCAGATGGGGATACCCCCTTTAGGTATCTGATCAGAGAGCCAAATGGTAATATTTGGTATGTGGAAACCCTATCAGGAAACGGTCCTGAGATTACCAAAAAAGAATTAGTCTTTAAAGGAAAACAGTAATGCTACAGTCGCTTCGAAATAAATTCGTAGACCCCATTAAGGGCAGGCTATGGCTGAGTGATGTCATGGTTACTTGGGTATTTCTCGGTCTTGCCCTTGTCTTCAACATTTGGGCTGTTGTTGGAGCCATCATTCTTTACCCTTTTGTCTTGACAATTTGGGGGATCTGGCAAGAAAAGAAAGTTTATCATTACGAGGAGTAGAAATGCCATTAGTCCTAAGACCTATCACTGGAGACCTTGAATGTGATGCCGTAGCTGATTTTGCTTACATGGATGAGCTAGCTATAACTTTGAATGTCAATCCATGGCAATGCACTTTTGGTGGAACGAATTTCATCTCTGACTACAATTCTAAAACTCTGGATGAGTCCATCAAATGGATTATCAGATCAGCAGAGAACAGGGAGATTGATAGGATCGCCATTATCACTCCTGAAGATACTAATCTGCTCCAGTTCTCACATACTCTTGGAGAAGTGGTTATTACTCATGACTGGGAGGATAGTCCGCTAAGAGAAATTTTAGTTTATTCTTTTAGACAGATTGATTTTGAAACAGTCAATGGGTATTTTCAAGGATATTGGCATATTTAGAACTCTATACTGAGGGTAGTAAAATGAACGAAGGTGCTTGGATCAATGCCAAAACCGGTCAATTCGCATGGATAGATGAACATGCTTCTTGGATTAAGCGTGAGCTTAATGCAGAAGGAATCGGTTTACCTAAAAAGACCTATCAAAAGATCATGGAGATGGACTGGGACTTTGATGGTCCAGGTAGAGCCGAAATCTTGGCTGAAGTCATGAAGGCTGGATTTATTAGAATGAGAGGACATGGATCTTATTGGACCTTTGAATTCTCTATCAATTCATACGAAGCTCTTTGGGCTTGTCTCGACTTCTTGACCAATTACGCTGGCCCCCAAACGCAATGCAGATTCAATAATTTAAGGACCGGCGAGTCTATTGAGTTAAGTTATACTGAATTCATTAAATATATGACTCAAGATCCTGAGTTGATTCTCAGAAGAGCTAGTATTTTAACTGAAGAAGAATACCCAGAAAGAAGGAGAATCGCTTTCAAATCATCGCTTTTAGAGAAGCAAGCCGCTGGCTATCCTCGTCTGATGAGTATCCTTAAGGGTAAAGTTCCATCCGTTCACACCTTTGGGATCATATCAGTTGATAACCCTCAGGGTATAGCTGCATCTCCAGAAGAGAACAACAAGAAGCAGGCTGAGTTTAAAGAAATTCTAAATCGCTCTGGTTATGGATATATTCAGCATAAGGGTAAGTATGGGGAGTTTGAAAAGGCTTTCTTTATTATGAATATTCGTATAACTGATCTTCTCAAGTGGAAGAGCAAGTATGATCAAGATTCTGTTATCTTTGGTGAAATCAACAAGGAAGATAACAACGTAACGTTTAAGCTAATCGGAGATGATGGAATCAGATCAGTTAGAGAAGATGTCCTAACTTCAGCCTCTGATACCGATGAATACTATTCTGAGTATAAGGGGAGGCGTTTCCTAATTCCTTTCTTTGATGATGCTTATGAACCTAAGGACACTGAGGCTAATATTCCTGTCTCGGTATTGGATAAGGATTTGGAAGAAAACCCAGAGAATCTCCCTCATTTGGCTACCATTGTGGCTAACTTCAATCAAATCAGAGATGATGCTCGTGGGTTAAAAGTGGGAATGGGCAATTATTATACTAGGTGTGCGGTTCTTCAAGCTCTTAAAAATTTAAGGTAGGCTATGGATATTGAGGTAATTAGGAAGGGTATTGTACACGGTATGCTTTGCCCTATCCTCAGAAATGATCCTTGTGGTTGTCCTGCTGGCCCTGCTCTAAAAGCTTTAGAAGAATTTCAAAAGAAATTTGAAATCAATTTGGATAAAACTCCCCCACCTACAGTATAATAGTGGTGGAGGCAATAACCCATGAACCAGTATCAGAAGTTTGCCATGCAGATGATCGAACAGTTTGATGCTCTTGGTGATCTCACGCTCCTTCCGAACTTTGCCATCCGTAAGATGCTTCTTGGCTTCTTGGTGGTTGAGGGTCTGGAAATCGAACTGGCTCGTAAGCTGGCTATGGGTTTTGAATGCAAGGTCTCCCAGGAAGCCTATGACTCTATGGGTGAAGAGATCACAGCCAAGCTGGTCCACTCTATGGCCAAGGTGATTGCTAAGGTTAATACCGCTTCAATAGCCAATGGCCTTGGTCCCATCCAGGATGCTCAGGGCATGAATCTGAATATTGACTAACAGTTCCCAATGCTGTCTCATTGGGAGGAGGTTTATAGTGAGAAGACCGAGCAGGTTCTCTGAAGATCCTGAAGAGCGAAGGCTGGCTCGATTATTTTCTAATTACACTAGTCCAGCACACCACTCCTTTAGACCTGATTTCAGAGCGTGGGTAGATGAAAATTGTGCATCGGCTGTTAATCCAGAATTAAAAAAGAAAGGGATTGTCACCTTTATTGAGATCAATGGTCGTAGGCCAAGCAAGGCTTTAGGGGATTTGGAGGAAAGAAAATTGGGGGAGTGTATGAATAGAATTACCTCTCCTTCAAGCCCCACCTATGACCATCCATTCAAATTACTTTTGGACACCCTCTGCCCATTACGAGGTGTGGTTAAAAAGGAAACACCCCCCAAGAGAGACTCTATAAACACCAATAAACAGCAAATCATTGAGTTCGTCAACAAGCATAGTGTGCGGCCAAAGAAAACATCGGATGATCCTGTGGAGAGAAAGCTAGGGGGACTAATGGGGAGCTACACTTGTCCTTCTCAGAGTTGCTATGATCCTGAGTTTAAAGTGACTCTGGATGCTCTTTGTCCTTTAACTAAAGAACTTAGAAGGAAACATGAGAAGACCTAGCACCGGGTCTAAAGATCCAGAAGAAAAACGGCTGGCAACTTTAATGAAAACCTTAGTATAATACCTTTGGAGAATCACACATGGCCCTGCCAGAACTACGCCCCTACCAGAAGACCGCTGTAGCGGCTTGCAAAGACAGCCTCAAGGACCATAAGTCTGTGGTCCTATCTACTTGCCCCTCAGGAGGTAAGACCATTATGGCCCTCTCTATTGCCCAGGATTATCTAGATCGTGGGGAGATCGTCATGGTCTTGACCCACGGAACTAAGGTCTTGTTGGATCAATGGAATGACGAGATCGCTGAGAAGCATCTGTGGAACACCAATCTCATTACCACCCTCCCTCAGTCCATTCGTAAGATCAAGACCATGCTCCACGAAAAGGAGCTTGGTCTGTTGATCGTGGATGAGGCCCACGAATTCTATTTCGCTGAAAAGCTGGTGCAGAGCATCATCAAGACTTGCAAACCCAAGCATGAACTTCTCTTGACTGGGACTCCAAGCAAGTTTGTCTACGATAATCTTCAGGGTAAGACCTACCGTCCTATTCACATTACCTCTGGTGTTGAGGTATATGGCGAAGGCTTCGTCCAGGATACCTACTTCGGAATGGTGAAGTCTTCCTATGACCTCAGAAGCCAGGGAGAAGAGGAGATCGAAGACTTTGATAGTGATGCCCCAGAAGAGGGGGAGGATGACATCTCCGGCGATTACAACATCCACGGTGACCTGAAGCGCAAGGTGGACCTCAGGACTGAGGATACAGCTACTTCCCTGGATGACCTGATCGAAGAGATGGTGACCCGCCTGAAGAGCGTGATTGGAGCCACTAGCATTAATGCCATGAACTTTGCCTCCAAGGTTAAGCTCAACAAGGTCAATGCGGTCTTTGGGGAACTCAACAAGACTATGATCGCTGCTCACTCCATCAAGCAGGGACGAGATATTCGTTCTATTCTTGACGAGAAAGGTGTTAGCTGTATCCTCTCTGAGTCCGAAGGTGATGTGGAAAACGAGAATATCGGGAAGTTCATCGAGGATGAGAGTATCAAGGTCTTGATTGTGGTGAGGCGTGGTGTGCTTGGATTCAACATGCCTACTCTGTGCAATGTGGTGGACTTCACTTGCTCTCGTAACATCAATCGTATCTATCAGTTGTATGCGCGAGTCCTTCGCCAGCATCCTGATAGCAAGGATAAGTTCTTCTTCCGTCTGACCAGCAAGATGAACCCCGCTGTGGACTCGTTCTACCTTCAGGCTGCTCTGAGTCTGAACAACAAAGACTTCATCAGCAAGTTCAACGGTAAGAACCTGAGCCACATGGAGATCCTAGTCCCTAAGCGTCATAGGGTCCGTGATCGTAGCGGGGAAGGGAAGAAGCCAAAGGGTAAGAAGAGAACGCATGATGTGATCGTGGACACTTTGATGTATGAAGAGATCATGAGCCTCAAGCTGATGCAGGAGATGACTCTGAATTCCGGCTCTGACAAATGGAACGAGTTTGAATACGCAAAGATGGGGGAGGTGATCCGTAAACTCACTGGTAAGGTTTTTGCTGATGTAGATGGAAATATCGAGCGAATCGAAGCTTGGATGGCGGCTCACTGATGCGAAGACCCAATCAGAAGTCCAAAGACCCAGAAGAAAAAATGTTAGCACGATACCTTTCTTCTTACACCTTCCCTGGTAGCCCTAGTTTTCGCCCTGAATTTAAAAAATGGATAGATGAAAATTGTCCACCCACTAAAATTAAAAATAAGGCAGACATTATCCAATGGGTGATAGAGAACCACAGAAGACCTAGGCAACAATGTGCCGATCCTGAAGAAAAGCGATTAGGGGGACTGTGGAGCAACTACTCTCAGGTTTCCGGTAAAAGCTATGATTTGAGTCTAGTGGAAAAAATCAATAAGCTTTGCCCTAAAATTGATGAAACTGCCGAAAATAAGAAAAAAGTCATAGCTTGGATTATTGAGAACAAAAGGAGGCCAAAACAACATACCGAGGATAAAGAGGAGCATAACTTGGGGTGAACAGCTTAAGCAAGAAGTCATCGACTCCAAGGCTACGGTTGTGATCCGTCCTGACTCCGGCCATCCTGCCACTGTGGTCCACACTTGCCTGGAACTCCTGGGTAGTAAGTTTGGATTCACTGTGAACTCCAAGGGTTACAAGGTCTTGAACAATGTCCGTGTCATCCAGGGTGATGGGGTGAACTACGATTCCATCCTGGAAATCCTTGAAGTCGCTACTCAGCAGGGCTGGTCGGCCACTAACATTGCCTTCGGCATGGGTGGGGCTCTACTCCAGATCGTCAACCGTGATACCCAGCAGTTCGCCTATAAGTGCAGCAGCATGACCCGCACCTATACCGATGGACACACTGAAGAAGTGGATGTCTACAAGCAGCCCAAGACCGACTCCATGAAGAACTCCAAGCGTGGTCGCCTCGATCTCCAGCGTATGGCCGATGGGTCTTTCCAGACCGTCCGACTGCTTGACGGAGAGCTTGAGTGTGCTGTCACTGCCATGCAGACCGTCTATGAGAATGGTGTGATCCTGGTTGATGACAACTTCACCGCCATTCGTGTTCGCAGCAACCTGTAATTTCAAGTAGTAAACCTAAGTGTCTCCAGTATAATGAGCAAGAGAGGACTAAAAAGTTGGCTAAATCTGCCCTAATTGGAATTTATTCCATCATTAATCGAAGCACCAATGACATCTATGTTGGTGCTTCGATTAATATTCAACATAGATGGTCTTCTCATAAAAAAGAGGCCAATGAGGGTAAGCACCATTCTAGTCGTTTTCAGGAGGCTTGGACCCAGCATGGGCCTGAACTTTTTGAATTTCAAATAATTGAATTGTGTGATAAAACAGAAATACAAAAGCGTGAACAACACTACTTGGACACTTTAGATCCTGCTTATAACATGAGCAAGACCTCTAATTACTACCTAAGAAATGGACTCTCTCAAGAAGAAGCCTTTAATTCCGAAGTAGAGAGGCTAAAGTCTTCTAGAAAAGAACTTATGGAGAATGGCCGTAGGGTGTTTAGCTGCGATTATCTCTACTCAGATTTGTGGACACTTACCCATAAGACCCTTCATTTTGATCCAGAGTTTACTGAACTGTACAATTCAACATTCCCCCCGCTCACTGGGGTAAAAAACGCCATTATGGATAGTGGGAAAAGAGTAACCAAAAAATGGGATCGTCATTGGTGGCGCTGTCTGGTAAACTACGCTAACCCTAATCATAAGGAGTATGACCCAGAGTTTGTTGCTTTTTACAGAGAAGTGTGGTATGCAACCCCTGAGGACTTATTCGAAAGGGAGAATGACCCCACACCGGAACCCCTATATACAGACGAAGAATTTTGGGATTTGTTTGCTCGTTTAAAAGCTATGGACAACCGTTGGCAGTGTAAAACAGCCAATAAAAATCATCTAGATGAAGATAATATTCTAATTAAACAAAGAGAGAACTACTTCTGGCGTGATTGGAACACTGGAGCCTGGGGTGCTGGAGATAAATGGTCGAGAACGGCTATGGAAAAAAGATTTAAAATTCTCGACACTCCAGAGTTTAGAGAAGCATCTACAAAAAAGATTAAGGATGATACAGAACGCATGAGAGACTTGGCAAACAAAACATTTGGGTGATTGACGAAGACCTTGCCACTATCCGTGAAAGGGCTAAGTAAAAGATATGTCTCGCGTGGCAGATTGGGATTCCTGGATTGGCCGCAAGGTTGATAATGGATTTGGTGAACTTGAGGTTCTAGACTATGAAATGAGGTTTAAGGGCAGACAAAACTTTGCTTATTTTGTAGTAAAATGCTTTTGTGGTGATATCTATACTACTCAAGCGGGGCACTTTAAGGCTAAAAGGAATAAATCCTGTGGATGCCGTTGTAAACTGGAGAAATGGAAGTATGCCAGTGTAGAAGGGATACAAGCAAAAATGGCACATGGCACAAGACTGACCCCGATTAATTATAGTCATACTATCCTTAAAGGCAAAAATTCTCGTTGTTATTGGAATTTTAAATGCGATTGTGGTAAGATTGTGACTTACTGGATTAGAGATGTTTCTGAAGGAGGGGGAGGCACTCTCGGTTGTGGCTGTGGAAAGCATATATCCCCCCTAATACAAAGTCTCCAGAAGAATGGAACAAACTTATGGAATCAATTAATTCCAGCATTAGAATAAAAAAAGTTAGCTATAAAGGGGACACATTATATTGCACCAACTGTCATATTGAATACAAAGGTTTTGCTTCAGCTACATTTAACATGAATGTAAAGAATTGTAAAAATTGTTCTCAGGCACCTATGCACATTAAAAATAGGAAAAGAAAGGAACTGAGAATCTTCCCTCTAAGCTCTCGTTCTCGTAGAAATTTGTATAGGGTGAGTAAACTAAAACAATGCGTCTATTGCGGAAAAACTTCTGGTAAATTCCATGTTCACCATATTACCATGCGTCATTTACTGGTTAATAGATTTTGGCATAAGGTTTCTGATACATACCATTTTGAAACGGAAGTTATTAACCATCCTCGTAACCTTACTTGTTTATGTGTTAAATGTCATAATAGGGTGCATTTAAATAACAGGCATAAGATTGACTCCACTATGACTCGCATTTTGAAGGCCATTAACCGATTTTCTTTTTAAAGGGAACTTGACTATTTATGACTAATTTCTCTGTAACTCAAGTATAATGTGGTTGGAGATTACATGTCCAAGAAGCTGACCCGAGAAGAAATAGTTAGGCGACTCCCACTAGATTGCCGCCTAACTCCCATTAGGTCAACTATAAGCCGTAGAACCGGGCATGTGGCCTGGGAGTGGCTGTGTTCTTGTGGCAACTCTCATGTGGCCTCTAGTAGCAGTGTGCTTGAGGGCTCTTGTCGTTCATGTGGGTGTCTTCAAAGAGAGACAACACATGCACTGCTCTCCATTCACACAGTAAGGGAAGCTGCGAAAAATAATGGGTTTGAATTTGTGGCCTCAGAATACAGAGGATGTAAAGAAAACCACAGCTATAGGTGTAAAGAAAACCACATGTTTTTAGCTACCCACAACAAAATCACTCAAGGGAGGGGTTGCCCCTTTTGCTCTAAACGAAGACTGTGGGATCTGGGCAAAACAGAGTCTGAAGCCCGAATCAAAGCTATTAGACTATTCTGCTTAGATAAACCCTTTTCTCTTACCTCTGACACCTATGTAAATAATTCTGCCTATCTTAATTTTGAATGCAGCAATGGTCATAGTTTCTCTTCCAGTTGGGCACACATTAAACGAGGACAAGGATGTCCTGATTGCAACTGGCGCACCCAAGAGCCTCGTTGTCGTAGTTTCCTCCAAATCTACACTGGTAAAACCTTCAAAAAAACAAAGAGCCTACCGTGGTTAGTTAATTCTAGAGGTAGGAAAATGGAACTAGATGGATACTCAGCAGAGCTTCGTTTAGCCTTTGAGTATCATGGAGAGCAGCACTACAAATTCATTCCACATTTTGGAAAGACTATGGAGCGATTTCAACAACGCCAACAGGATGATCAAATCAAAAGAGAGCTATGCGCTTCTCATGGAATCACGCTTATTGAAGTCCCTTATTTTGCTAGAGATATAGAGGGATATCTTAAGGAAGAGTTAGAGCGATTGGGGATCACTTCGGAGAATGAACTTAATTTTAGTGTGTCTACTTGTTCTTCTCAACTACAAGAGTGTAAGCAGTGGGCTTTGGGAAAGAGCGGGGAATGTCTCTCTGAAATCTACAATAACAAAAACGAAACCCTCCTTTGGAGATGTGCTGAAGGTCATGAGTGGAAGGCGAACTGGGGGAATATTAAGCTAAAAAATTGCTGGTGCCCCTATTGCTATAAAAACAGCCGTATTACGGGTAATAATGAAAATAAAATTTTCCTTCTTGAATTTGGGAATTCTTCCAAGGATAAGTGCAGGATACTCCCCAAAGACCCCCTCTATAACTCCTTTCGTAGCAGCTACTACTCCAGTAAGGGGGGCTGTTTTGATCCTAAATTTAGAGAATCTTACGATTCGAAATTCCCATCCACAAGAAAAAAGATAGGTGAAGCCAAGAACAAATAGACAAATCCTGTCTATAATTTTCACCAATTCCTCAAGTATAATAGCTATGAAAAGGAGAACCAATGTCACCAGATTACGCAGGTAAGGAAGAAGGAATGGCCCGTGCTGAAGCCGGAGCCAGTGAAGCATGGAAGGCCGCTGCTGCCAAGGCCATTTACGATGCAGCCGTAGCCAATC